CGAAGCGGCGAAGCTCTACGCGGCGAAGATAGAGGGGGCCAAGGCCCCCAAGAAGAAGGCGGCACCGCCCAAGAAGAAGGTGGCTACGCCACCCAAGAAGAAGGCCACGCCCAAGAAGGCACCCAGCGTGCCCGAGGACGACTTCCCAGAGACGGAGGGTCCAGATGACCTCAACGACGTCTTCGTGCCTCCTGCGAGCCGCCAGAGCCATTCCCGAGCGTCCTCGCTCGTCCTGCCCGGCGACTTCAACTACAATGCCCCTACGGCTGGGCAATCTAGGGGGTATGGGGACGATTCGTCCTGGCAAGCGACCACTATGCGGCCGGGCGGCTTCGGCAACCGTGGCGGGACGGATCGGGTCGAGGCCCGCAAGGTCTCGATGGCGGGTCGTCACCACATCAACCTCTTTGATGATTGGATGCATGACGGGGGACAGGGTGCCGACAAGCTGTCGGCCCGCGAGAAGAAGATGGAGAAGGCTATCGCCAACTCTCCCGTGACCCCAAGACCGGGGCAGAGAGGGGCAATGCGACCACCGGCTCAGAAGACCCACATCAACTGCGATGGGTGTGGTCGCCCCTTCGACGTCTATCCGAGTGAGCTAACACAGACTCATGAAGATAATGGTCGCCCCTACATCGTCTACATATGCGACAGATGTGTCAAGCGGGGAAGAAGGTAAATGGGACAGGTATTCGAAGATGTGGCAGCAGAGCGAGCGGTTCTTGCCGGTATCTTCGAGTACGGCGGGGACGCTTTCATCGATTGCGATGACCTTATTGATGCCGAACACTTCACTGACCTAACCAATCAGAAGTTGTACAGATGTGCTCAAGAGTTCTTTGCGGACAGCCATCAGAAGAAGTTGGACGTTCCCTCGCTCCTCTCCACGGCTAACAAGCTGGGGTTCGCCGGGTTCCTCGATGACATTGATGAGAAGCGATACTTTCAGACGGTCCTCGATCTCGACATAGCGTTGCCGACCGTCCGCACCCAAGCCGAGAAGATATTCAAGCTATCGATCACCAAGGAGCTTGACAGGAAGTTGGTTGAGGCCCGTCGCCGCCTGGAGCGGGTCACGGGCGACGAGTCGCTCAACGAGATCGTCGGCATCGTCGAGAATCCGATCTTCGAGTTCACGACCAAGATCAATGATGGGGTGGAGCAGGGACCCACCCACATCGCCCTCGGAGGGCGGGAGTGGCTTGAAGACCTGATCGCGAACCCACGCGAGAGTATTGGTATACCTAGCCCCTTCCCCCGCTACAACGAGTTGATCGGTGGCGGCTATCGGCGGGGTGAGATCGCCATCGTGGGTGCCCGCCGCAAGACGGGCAAGACAATCTGGTGCGACAACGTATGCCTTCACGTTGCTAAGGAACTGGGTATCCCGGTCCTCAACATCGACACCGAGATGAATCGGGAGCAGCACCTTGCCCGCATCTTGGCCCACATGACGAACATCAACTCCTTGCAGATCTCTAAGGGCAAGCTTACGAGCAGCCAGGCCGACGATTGCCGCCGAGCGATGGATGTCCTCGAATCGATCCCCTACACCTACCACTGCGTGGTGGGACGGAGCTTCGAGGAGCAGGTCGCCGCGATGCGACGATGGTCAATCAAGACGGTCGGCGTTGATGATTCCGGCAAGCGGAAAGACTGTCTCGTTGTCCACGACTACCTCAAGATGATGGATGAGGAGTCGTCGGGGAAGTTCGCCGAGTATGAGAAGCTCGGCTACAACATGATCGCCATGCACGCGATGGCGAGCCGCTGTGATATTCCCGTACTGAGCATGGTCCAGTTGAATCGGGAAGGGGGCATCGCCGCCTCCGACCGCATCACCTGGTTCTGCTCCTCGTATTCCACCCTCGCCAGGAAGGTAGAGGGAGAGGGCGACATGAACTGCCTAAAGCTCGTCGTCGAGGCTTCCCGTAATGGTGGTGGGTCCATCGATGGCGACCACATCAACATTCACTTCGACGGGGCGACCGCACGGATGGTTGAGGGGAAGACTCGCTTCGAACTGGAGCGAGAGCGACAAGTGGCTAAGCAGGGCATGATTGTCGAGGACGATACCGATGCCGAACACACCTTCGCCGAAGACGAATTTCGAGTTGTACCAGAACAGCGACGTCCTAAGAGAACTCGGAAATCGGCTCGCTAACCGAGGCTTCGAGGATCTCTTCGACGCCCTAGAAGTCGACCTGAGGAGGTCGGGCAAAATGTTCGTTGGTACTTGTCCCATCCACGGTGGGACGAGTGCTAACGGCTTCAACATCTTTCCTGATGGCGATTCCGCCAAGGGGAACTGGAAGTGTCGCAGCGGCGAGTGTGAGGAGGTCTTCTACCATCGGAGCCCCATCGGTTTCGTCCGTGGGGTCCTCTCCCATCAGAAGTACGGCTGGTCGCAGAAGGGGGATGATATCGTCTCCCACCGCGAAGCCGTCCAGTACGTCCTCGACTTCCTCGGCATCAAGATCGAGGAGGCCAAGCCCGACCCCGTCAAGATCGCCCGCCACCGCTTCGTCGCCGATGCCAAGTTCTTCAAGAAGAGGGACAAGGCCAAGAAGGTCGGCCTCTGCACGAGGGATGAGCTACGCTCTTACCTCAAGATGCCAGCCGACTACTACGTCGGTCGTGGCTACTCTCCCGACATCCTAGACCTCTTCGATGTCGGCCTTTGCACCAACCGACGAAGCCCCATGTATGGACGTGTGATAGTCCCCGTATACGATCGCGACTACCACATGGTCGTCGGGACGATCGGCCGCACGACGGCCCCCCAGTGTCCCAAGTGCGACTACTACCACGAACCCACGCTTCCCTGCCCCGTCTCCAAAGGAGACTATCTCCAGGCTTGCAAATGGAGATGCTCTGACGGTTTCACCGACAAGAACCACTTCTACAACTTCTGGAGGTCTCGCGGTCCCATCAGTAAGTCCCGCTGCATGGTCCTGGTCGAGGGTCCAGGCGACGTCTGGCGACTCGAAGAGGCCGGGATCAACATCGCCGTGGCGACGTTCGGCAACAAGATCACCGATGCTCAACGGATTGAGATCCAGTGCAGCCGTGCCCTTCACTTCATCCTGGTTCGCGATCAGGACCAGGGTGGGGCGGCTTTCGCGGAGCAGGCGAGGGCCGTCTTGACTCGCTACGGCTCCTTCCAGGTCGTCGAGCCGCCCACCAAGGATGTGGGGGAGATGACCGTAGATCAAGTTCGTGAACTCATTTTACCACTCGTCGAAGCCAAGTCATTGAGGTAACGATGCAGAAGATCCTTGCAATATCGGGGAGGAAGCAAAGTGGCAAAGACACTTGCTTCAAGTTCATCAAGCAGTTGATTCCGGAGGCCCGCCACTTCTACTTTGCCGATCCGCTCAAGCGGATGTGCATCGACATCCTTGGGTGTCCCGAAGAGAAGGTCTATGGGACCGATGCCGATAAGAACGAGCTAGTGCCCCACCTTCTCTGGGAGAATTTCCCCGTACCATCCTATAAGCGTTCTAACGGCTCGGTCTTCACAGGTATCCCCAATGGGAACTTCAAGCTTGCGGTCGCTGAGCCACCAGAATTTCTAATCCACACTGACGGCATTCAATTCAAGGGGAAGCTCCCTGAGATCAACTTCGAAGCGGAGATGGAGCTACCGATCACCCCTACGCAAGTAGCACCTATCCGCTTCCACGACGGAGACGTGGTGAATCCCCTGACGGGGCCCATGTCCGTCCGCGAAGTGCTCCAATACTGGGGCACCGAGGTCTTCCGCAAGGCTTACCACAACGTGTGGGCCGACGCCTGCATTCGTGCCATCCGCAAGGATGGCTGTGAGTTTGCCGTCATCACCGATTGTCGGTTCCCCAATGAGGTCGATGTGGCCAAGGCCGAGGGCGGCAAGGTCATTCGCCTCACCCGCAACATCTTTCCTGGGGATGCCCACGCGAGCGAGACGGCTCTCGATATCGATCGCTACGACTGGTCGAACTTCGATCACGTCATCTACAATGAGGACATCGGGATAAACGGTACATGTCTGCGAATCCTCAAGTTCCTCATGGACAACCAGTGGTACGCTGGCCCCCTTTCCTTCAAGGACTTCGTCCAATACGCTGAGAAAGCTGCTGCATGATTATTACCTTCGTTCGGAGTTCCTCTTACGGGACCCACTCCATATGCCCCCATAAGTATTACCTTGAGTATGTGCTCGGCATCCGCCCTCCCTCGGGCAAAGCCGCCGACAAGGGCACCATCGTTCACAAGGCTCTGGAAGTCTTGGCTCAGGTGAGCTTGTGTCGTGCTAGCGGGGCTACCTCATATGTCGACGAAGCATTCGGCCTCGTCGACATCAATCAGGTGACTCCAGACTGGGCCACGCAAGCGGCCTGGGACTTCTACACGCCGGACTCGCCCCATATCGAATGGGAGAAGAAGGATCTAGATGACTGCCTCAAGTGGACCAACAAGGCCATCACCTTCAATGATGGGCGATACGACCCTCGCAACCTCGACATCATCGCTCAGGAACAGCGGTTCAACTTCGAGATCGATGAGCCGTGGGCCCATTATGACTATACGTTGGACGACGGGACGAGACTCGTCGGCCAGCTTGGCATTAAGGGGACCATCGACCTCATCACCAGGAATAAGTACGGGCAGGGCATCGTCGAGATCATCGACTGGAAGACGGGGCAGAGAAAGGATTGGTCCAAGGAGGGGTGGGAGAAGAAGACATATGAGGATATATGTCATGACCCACAACTATGCTTATACCACTATGCGGCTTGCCGCCTCTACCCTGATGCCGAAGAGATATGGATTACCATCTACTACATCAATGATGGTGGTCCATACTCGGTCTGTTTCTGCAAGGAGGATCTCGCCTACACGGAGAAGATGCTGAGCAAGAAGTTCAACGAGATCCGCGATACGACGGTGCCCTTCCTAAACGTGGGGCGAAAATGTACCGGCTTCTGCCACTTCGGCAAAACCATGTCAACACAGGACCCGTCGAAGACGGTCTGTCAATTCTTCGCGGACCAGGTTCGCACCAAAGGAATCGAGGCAACAACCCATGAGTTTGGACGCACAGGTGCATACAACGAATACGGAGACGGTGGTGGACGAAAGGCTCCAAAGGAACTCTGAGAGTTACACTCTCAACCAATACCAGCAGGACTCGGCGAAAACCGCCGTTTATCCGGGGAGGGGCACGGATGCGGGCCTCCAGTACGTCGCCCTCGGCCTTTGCGGCGAAGCCGGTGAGGTCGCCGAGAAGGTCAAGAAGATCATGCGGGACGACGGCGGCGTGATGAGCGAGGAGAAGAGGCAGGCTATCGCGAAGGAACTGAGCGATGTGGCCTGGTATCTCGCAGAACTTTCCACCCAGATCGGTTTCGACCTCGGAGAGATCGCCGTCATCAACGTGAGGAAACTTCACGATCGCCAGGGTCGCGGCGTGCTCAAGGGGAGCGGGGACAACAGATAAAGTTGTCGTTCCCGATTCATGTCCTATACTATAGGTAGGAGGATAAAATGGCGTTCTGTCCGCTAGTCAACCACACGCACTACAGCTTGCTCGACGCGATTGCCAAGCCAGACGCTCTCGCCAAGCGGGCTGCGAACTTTGGCTATTCGGCAGTCGCCATGACCGATCACGGGAACTTGGGAGCGGCCGTTGAGTTCGTCTCTGCGATGAGGGCGGCGAAGCTGAAGCCCCTTCTTGGTTGCGAGTTCAACCTATGCAGGGATGATCCGACCATCAAGACGTCGGACAACGGTCGCCCCTACTCGCACGTCGTGCTGCTCGCCAAGAATTTGGCGGGCTGGAAGCAGTTGATCGGGGCCGTCAGCCGCTCAAGCAACAGGGAGCACTCGTATCAGGGGCCACGCCTCAGCCTGGAATCGCTCGCCGATTTCACAGTAGGCCACAACCTGATCGCGATGAGCGGTCACATGGGGTCGGACCTGGCCAATGCCCTCTTCGTCGACCCCAAGGTCGCCTACCAGTCGGCCTCGCTCGACGAGGTCAGGAAGTTGGTCCACCCCGACTGGTCCAAGCGACTCTCGGCGATCGTCGAACAATACATCTCGATCTTCGGCAAGGAGAACTTCTTCATCCAGACGCAGGTTGTTGACCCCGACGTGATACCCGCTTCGAAGGCGGTCGCCATCACGATGAGGGTGATCGCGAAGCGATTCGGCATCCCCTGCGTTGCCACGCCCGACGTCCACTATCCGGAATCGATGGATGCGGACGACCAGAGGGTGGTCCTCTGTTCGCATATGAAGACCACCTTGAACGCCGCCCTCAACAGGGGGAAAGCCTTCCTTCAGCCCGACCTCACGATGGGGAACTTCTTCAGAAGTTCCGCCTTCTACCTTCCTTCGGAAGAGGAGTTGCTGGAGAACCACCCCAAGGAGGAGTTGGAGCAGTCGGTCAGGATCGCCGACATGTGCGAGGACTATGACATCCTCCACTCTCCGATGCTTCCTCACTTTCCCTGCCCCGATGGCATGAATGCTGACACCTACCTGAAAGAGTTGTGCGATCAGGGGTGGAGGGATAAGGTGCAGGGAAGGTTGCTCTCAGAGCCCATCGAGGTCTACGAGCAACGTCTCAAGATGGAATTGGACGTGATCAAGGGGGTGGGTCTTTCGGCCTACTTCCTTATCGTCCAGGACTTCATGAATTATGGGAGGCGGAAGGGGTGGATTCTCGGGCCCGGTCGTGGATCGGGTGCGGGCTGCATCATCTCCTGGTTGACCGGGATCACGGGAGTGGACCCGATCAAGTATGGATTGATCTTCGAACGTTTCTACAATGAGGGTCGTGTCTCCAACGGTGTCGCCAGCCTCCCTGACATCGACAGCGACATTCCGAAGGAGAAGGCTGACGAGATCTTTGCATACCTTGGCACCATGTACGGTGAGGATTACGTCGCCAAGATTGCCACCTTCAATAGCATGCAGGGGCGTTCCGCCCTCACCGAAGTGATGCGGGCACACGAGGAAGACCACGAACTGATCAAGCGGATCACCAAGACGTTGCCCGACAAGGCCCGCATCTCCGAAGAACTCGAAGAGATGAGGAAGGCGGGTGGGGAACCCTCCATCATCGCCTACTCGCTCGACGTGTTGGCTGACGACCTGTCCGACTGGGCCCGTGCCGAGTTTGACGACGACGGCAGGATCAAGTCCATCAGTGGCGAGTATGGGGCCCGCTTCGCCCAAGCGATCCGCCTGGAAGGTGTGAAGAAGCACATCGGCACGCACGCCGCTGGCGTGCTCATCGGTGCCGAGCCCCTCCACACGTTCGTGCCCCTCAAGTGGGACGAGACGTCCAAGAGCAACATCGCCGCTATGGAAATGAACTCCGTCGAGAAGATGGGCGGATGCAAGATTGACGTGCTTCGTGTTGCCTTCCTCGACAAGGCGATGGCTTACAGGAGCCTCGCCCTTACCGGGAGAATCGATCATGATGCAGCTTAAGTCGCTGGAGCGGGCTTGTCACAAGTGCGACCTGAGGGCAACCTGCAAGCAAGTGGTTCCAGGGGACGGACCCTTCCCTGCCCCTCTGATGTTCGTCGGCGAAGCTCCCGGTGCTGAGGAGGACGATCAGGGGCTCCCATTCGTGGGGGCCTCTGGCAAGCTCCTCAACAAGATGCTGGGCGAAGCCAAGATGGACCGCGAAGCGGTCTTCGTCACCAACGTCTGTCGCTGTCGCCCCCCGAAGAATCGGGCCCCGCTCCCCGAGGAGATCCAGGCTTGCAAAGGGTGGCTCTGGAAAGAGATGAGGATCGTAGATCCTCTCGTCGTCATCCCGCTCGGGAATACCCCAGCCCGCCTCCTCTTGAAGGGCAAGAGCACCTTCAGAATCTCCGCTGCCGTAGGCAAACCCCACAAAGCCTCCTTTCTCCGCGAAGGCGGCATCATCCTCCCCATGTACCACCCCTCCTTCCTGCTCCGAGGGAGCAATGATAAGGTGAAGGAGATGGTCAAGGTCCTTATTAAGGCCAGGAACTACATCAATGAACGAGTTCATCAGTCTCTTCGAGGCGAAGAAGTTTAAGCCCAGCCGTCATATGGGCAACTGTCTAATGCAGAAGGACCCTTTCAGTAAGGGTCCAGCTATCGTCTATGTGCCCAAGGATGACCAGAGCACCCAACGATCCTTCAATGATGATGTGATCATCCCCACCCTCTCAGTTTCCGGCCATTCCACCTTCGAAGTGTGGCGTGAGTTGGACGACCAGGCGATGGATTGCATCATCTCCGCTGCCGCCGATCGTAATATGGTCTGCTTTGATGAGCATGCGAAGCCGGGCGTCTTGACCTCTCGTCTCCTGCGTCTCATGCGAGCCAGCCACATTAAGTATGGCGGCAAGGACTTAACGGACATCTATATCAGTGCAGACCAGCCGACGACGATCGAGATCTTCAACTGGCTGGATGGCATTCGCGTACACCCGATCCCGGTAGATCGGTACGAGCGAGTGCTCAAGGTCTTCTTGGATAATTGTCAGGGTACGTTGGCTGGTGGAGATGCCGACGTAGTAATCGGCGTCCAGCGTGACTGTTACTCCTTCGTGAGGACCATCCCCGTCATCAACGAGGATGGCGACGGAGCAACATTGGAACAGTCGATCTACTACGACTTCGATACGCAGCGACACAGGTCCGATGGCGGCTTAGCCGTCCTCAATTACGAGCGGTTGATACTAGGGAGCTTCTGATGCAGTACGTGTCTATCGACATCGAGACGACGGGCTTACAGCCCTCTTGGTGCCAGGTGTTGGAAATCGGTGCGGTGATCGACGACGGAACATCGGACATCGATACGCTGCCCACCTTCCACTGCTACGTGGTCCACCCCCAGATCCTTGGGGAGCCGTACGCCCTCTTCATGAATGCGGAGATCCTCCGCATCATCAGTAACCCCGATGCACACCCCGACAAGCTCTTCTGCTTCCCCGAACATGTGGTAACTGCCTTCGGCAGTTGGCTCGGCCAGAATGGGGTCGACGTGACCAGCCCCATCAAGTGTGCCGGGAAGAACTTTGGGTCCTTCGATCGGCAGTTCCTTGAGCGGTTGCCCGACTTCTCGAAGTACCTTCGTCTGGCCCACCGGAGCATCGACCCCGGTTCCATGTACCTGGAACTTGAGGATGATCGCGTGCCGAGCACCGAAGTGTGTGCGAAGCGGGCCGGGATCGAGATTGTCGATCAGCACCAAGCACTCGCTGACGCCCGCCTCGTCGTGCGACTGATCAGGAAGAAGTTGGAGAAGGCTCCGGAGTTCGATCTCAACATCCTTATGGATGCCGATCCGGACAAGGTCCATAAGAAGTACGAGGTCCCCAGATGTTAAGAGGAGCCTAGTCATCCTATACAACACGATCATCGTTATGGACTTCGAGACGGGAGGGCGAGACCCCTCCCTCTGCGAGATCACCCAGATCGGTGCCGTAGCGATGCGGCCCCGAGACCTCAAGCTGTACGACACGCACTTCAACATGAAGATGCGTCCTCTTGAGCCCGACAAGCTTGACCCCGAGTCTCTCAAGCTGACCAAGCTCACCAAGGAGGAGTTGCTAAGGGCACCGCACCCGCAAGAGGTCTGGCACAAGTTCGCCGACTGGTGCTCCCAATTCAACCTGGGTGGCAAGACCGATTTGTTTGCGGCCCCCGTGATGGCGGGCCACAACATAGTCAACTTCGATATGACGCTCTACGAGCGTTACTCCCACAAGTACGGGACCCTCAAGCCCGACAAGTTCCTCAAGAAGAAGGTGCCCGGCATCTTCAACAACTTGAAACATTATGACACGATCCAGTTGTTGGGGTACTGGACAGAGAATCTGAAGGACCCGCGAAGCTTGTCCCTGGACAACCTCCGCGTCTACTTCGGCATGCCTCAGGCATCCAAGGACGGGGCCCACGACGCCTTGCAGGACGTCAAGGACACTGCCGCGATCCTCCAGAAGCTCCTCATGCTATCCCGCCACTTCGGCCGGAAAGTCCGCTTCAAGAATTGCTTCGACCTGGAGGCGATGGAGAGGGACCGCGAGGCCGAGAAGTCGGGAGCGGAAGCTCCCGACGAGGAGGCCAAGCCAAAGAGGAGGAAGAAGAGTGCGTGAAGAAGAATGGTGGGGCTCCGGCGAATGGAAAAAGAAGAGGAAGAAGAAGGGTAAGGGCGAAGGCCGTCACATCACTCGGGAGAGTGAGGGTGTCCAGTTCCACGTGCCTCGCGGGAAGGTTAGTGATGACGGGCTCCGTTACGAGTTCTCCTGTGGCTGTTCCTTCGAGATCGATGCTAGTCGGCCCCTGGTTCACGGATACCCGAGCATCAGGTATCGCGTCGAAGACGCACCACTGGACTGCGAAGCGACCTGGGACCTCATCAGTGCCGGACGCACGAAGGGCGTCTTCCAGTTGGAGAGTTCGCTCGGTAAGGCTTGGGCGAGGCGGCTTCGCCCCAGAAACCTCGAACACCTGTCTGCCCTCGTCGCCCTGCTCCGTCCCGGCTGTCTCAAGGCCCGCGACGAACGCGGGGTCTCGATGACCGAGTTGTACTGCCGTCGCAAGAATGGGGAGGAGCCGGTCGAGATCGACATCCCTGCTATCGAGCACATCTTGGCTCCGACCTACGATGTTCTCTGCTATCAAGAGCAGATGATGCAGATCGCTCAGATCGTCGCGGCCTTCACCCCCGTCGAGGTCGACAAGCTGAGGAAGGCGGCTGGTAAGAAGGACCAGAAGTTGATGACGGAAGTGGGCGTCATCTTCGTGGAGAAGGCTGCTAAGCTTGGGGTCATCACGAGGGAGGAGGCGGAACGCCTCTTCGCCAACATCCAGAAGAGCGGTCGGTACTCCTTCAACAAGAGCCACTCCGTCTGCTATGCGATCGACTCCTATTGGACGGCCCACCAGAAGGCCCACATCCCGATCTACTTCTTCACGTCCTACCTCCGCTTCGCGAAGGAGAAGCAGGACCCCTTGAAGGAGATCAGGGCCCTCATCAACGATGCCAAGACCTTCAACATTGAGGTTCAGCCGCCCCGCTTCCATGACTTCGATCCGCACTTCTCCACCGACAGGGTGGTGATCACATTCGGCTTGAGCGACGTCAAGGGTATCGGCGTCAAGAACGTGGCGAAGACGATCGCCGCCATTGGCGGCGTGGAGCAGGAGGTCGGAAGGCCCTCTATCCAGTGGACGTGGTTCGAATTCCTCGTCTACTTTTCCGAGCACAGCAATGCGGCGATGATCAAGAAGATGATCGAGGTCGGGGCTCTCCGCAACTTCAAGCTCGATCGGCTTCGCCTACTCGCCGAGTACGACGCATGGACCCGCCTCACAGTCAAGGAGCGTGAGCAAATCGCCTCGCTGGGCAAGCCCCTCTATCAGATGGAGGCGGTCAAGGAGACGGTCGAGGTCGAGGTCGACGAGTACGACAAGGACGAGATGAAGGCGTACCGTGCCCTCTGCAAGGAGTGCAAGAAGAACGGGGAGGAGAAGCCCGAACACCCGTCCGCGATCGGCAAGAAGATGGTCAAGAAGAAGGTGTCGGCGAGGGACGAGGAGGGCAATGTCATCTATCGAGAAGTGCTCGACGAGAATGACGAGCCCATCGTTCTGGACGACGCCCGCAAGGCGACCAACCTCATCGAGGCCATTGGCCAACTCCTGGAGCGTCCAGACGCGGTGACCACGGGTCGCCGGGAGAAGGTGGAGGCGATACGCGACCTCCTGCTCCGTCCCCCGACCCCCTTGGAGGACAAGCCCTACTGGATCGCCAAGAAGGAGGAGGAAGCCCTCGGACTTCCAATCACCTTCACACACGTTGATGCCGCTGATAAGAGCATGATCGACACCACCTGCAAGGAGCTTCGCGAGGGCAAGGATCTGTACGAGATGACGATCGGCGTCGAGATCCAGGAAGTCCGCGAGATCGCCGTCAAGAACGGCAAGAACAGGGGACGCAAGATGGCGTACCTCTGCGTCTCGGACGAGACGGGGGCACTGGACGATGTAACGGTCTTCTCAGAGGCTTGGGCAGAGTACGGACATCTCCTCGCACGGGAGAAAACGGTGGCTGCCCTCCAAGGCAGGAAGGACCAACAGAGAGGTTCCTTCATTGTCGACAAAGTCTGGGAAATCTGATTGACAAAAGGCGTTGGCCGGTTTATCACAATGTACAGAATCGCTGAAATCAAGAATCTCTTGCGTGAGAGTGACTATGTGCCCATCGTTCAACGGGTGGGCGACGGCTGCATCTTCACGCTGCCTCATCCCGTGCTCATCACCCCGCTCATCCCCCGCCTCACCCAAGGCTACGCGATCAAGAGGGATGGGGACACGGGCATCTACTACAACACATCGCTCAGCCCGACAGAGAAGTTCATGTCGGTGCCTGAATATGCGATAAGACTACTCGTGATGGTGGATATCGTGAGTCGCTGTAAGCGGCTCCCCATCAGTGTAGACCTCGTCCACTATGTCGGGGAAGGTGGTGAACCTCTTTCAGCAATGGAAGAGATTATTGATCCACCTTCCTCCGACGAGGAGCAGGCAAAGGAGGGGTTCCTCAAGGGCCTCTTCTTCGATTCCAGGGGGGAAGGGTTCCCTCCTAACTTTGAGGAGGTAGCGATCGTTCATGGCGTGCATGACGGCTACCGACTCGTGAAAGCATTTTTCGAAGGGTGAACATGAATCATTGCATTTTCGTCGGCAACGTGGTCAAGACCCCCCAACTCGAAAGCATCAAGGGCAAGAACGGGGACGTCTCGGTGACCAAGTTCAAGATCGGTGTCAACAACAGGCAGCGGAACGAGTCGACCTTCCCCTACTGCGAAGCCTGGGGCAAGGGGGCTGAGATGATCTGCGAGCACTTCAGGACGGGTGATCTCATCCGGGTCTACTGCTCGCTGGTGACGGACTCGTGGCCCGACAAGCAGACCGGCGAGACGAAGTATCGGGACAAGTTCCGGGTCGAGCGTTTCGAGTTCGTGGAGGCCCGCAAGGCTCCCAGCACGGACGACACGGACGGTAACGAGGAGGCTGAGGGGGATGAGGAGGAGCAGGAAGCTCCCGAAGAGGCCCCCAAGCGGGCCCCCAAGTCGACCGCCAAAGACAAGAAGAAGAGCGGGAAGCCGGTAACGGCCCCGGCGACCAGGCCCAAGGCCGAGGCACCCGCCGAAGTCGATGATGAGGATGACGCGGGGGACGGTGAGGACGAAGACGAGAAAGTGCCCTTCTGATGTAGACCGAGGGGCGGGGTAACCCGCCCCCTCTTCAATGAGGAAACAGTAGTACATGAGCCGAAAACCACGCCTCCTGCTGGTCAACGAAGCCAGCTTTCTTTCAACCGGCTATTCGACCTACGGCATGGAAGTGATGAAGAGGCTCCATGCGACCGGCAAGTACGAGTTAGCCGAGCTTGCCATATACGGAACACCAGATGACCCACGTCAACACGAGTTGCCGTGGGCTTATTTCGGTAATATGCCCCCCGAAGGTTCCCCTCAACGAGCGGAATACGACACCCGATCCAGCTACGAGTTCGGCGACTTCACCTTCAACGAGGTTTGCCTCAAGTATCGCCCCGACATCGTCTGGGACATTCGCGATCACTGGATGATGGAGTTCGCCGAGCGGAGCCCGTTCCGCCCCTTCTACCACTGGTGCATCATGCCAACGGTTGATGCGATGCCTCAGAATGAAGCATGGCTATCTACCTACATGAACGCGGATGCGGTGCTCACCTACTCGGATTGGGGGCTGAAGGTACTGGAGCAGGAAGGTGGGGGTCTCATCAAGACGCGAGGCTCAGCCCCGCCCTGTGCCGACATGGAGGTATTCGTCCCAGTCGACAAGGCCGATCTTCGAAGGCGTTTCTCATTCCGCGAGGACATCTTCATCGTCGGCACCGTCATGCGGAACCAGCCCCGCAAGCTGTACCCTCAGCTTATCAAGGACTTTGCCCGCTTCATCAAGACGGCTCCCCCCAACATAGCTCTCAAGACATACCTCTATCTGCATACGAGCTATCCCGACAAGAATGGCTGGGACATCCCCCGCCTCATCAAGCAGAGCGGCGTGGCCCACAAGATCATCGTCACCTATCGGTGCAAACTCTGCCATCTGATCTTCCCCGCCCTCTTCCAGGACTGTCGGGGTGCCTGCGTCAAGTGTGGTTCGAATGCGGCCGTCATGCCCAACGTCGCTGACGGTGTCGACAGGCCCACCCTCTCCAAGATCATCAACCTATTCGACCTCTACGTCCAGTATGCCAACAGCGAGGGGTTCGGCATGCCCCAAGTTGAAGCGTCCTCATGCGGGGTGCCCGTCTACTCCACCGACTATTCGGCCATGTCCGACGTTGTGAGGAAGATTGGTGGCGTGCCCATCAGGGTGCTCAGCCTTGATGAGGAGCAGGGAAGTGGGTGTCTCAGGGCTCGCCCCGATGGCGATGACTTCATAGCCAAGCTGGGCAGCTACTTCAGCAAGCCCGAATCGCTCCGACGCCTGGCCAATCAGAAGGCACGCACCTGCACTGAGAAGAGCTACAGTTGGGATAAGACGACGGAAACGTGGATGAAGGTGTTCGATTCCCTGCCCCTCCGAGAGCCGAAGGCGACCTGGGATTCGCCCCCGCGTATTCACATACCTCAAGCCGCACCGGCCGAGATGCCCTCGAATGAGGCTTACGTGAAGTGGGCCATCACCAATGTGCTGGGCAGGCCCGAACTCGTCAACTCCTACTTGGCTCTCCGTCTCATCCGCGACTTGAATTGGGGTGCCACCACGCAGGGGTTGGGATCGTCCTACTTCAATGAGGATTCATTTGAGCACGGGTACAGGGCCCGAGTTCGTGAGTTCGGAACCGGCCACGCCTACCATGAGCTTCGCTCCATGTGTGAGTACAACAACCTGTGGGAAAAGAAGCGGTGCTCCAAACATGACTAAGCCTATTAGAGTGCTTTACATCTCGAATTATCGTGACGGAACGGGTTGGGGGCACGCCGCTCTCAACTACATCCAAGCCCTCGACGCCGCTGGCGTTGACGTAGTCTGTCGGCCCATCAAATTGAATGACGTGAAGGGGGAGGTTCCCCCTCGCATAGTTGAATTGGAGTCGAAGCAACATGGCTCCTACGACGCAGTCATTCAGCACGTGCTCCCGCATCAGATGGAGTACGAGGGCCGACTCAAACGCAACATCGGCCTCTTCTTTGCGGAGACAAGCCACTTCTGCATGACTGACTGGCCCGAGAAGTTGAACTGCATGGACGAGGGGTGGGTGTGCTGTGAGCACAATCTGCAAGCGGCTAAGGACAGCGGGGTCACAATCCCGATGTCCGTGCTCCCGATCCCCTGCGACGTGTCGAGGTACGGTCGTACCTATGAGCCACTGAGCATCACGAAGAGGTTGGCGGGTAACTTCATCTTCTACACGATCGGGGAATCCGTCAGGCGGAAGAACCTGGTCGCCCTCCTGAAAGCCTTCCACCTTGAGTTCGATGTCAACGAGTCGGTCAGCCTCCTGATCAAGACGACGCCGAAGGGCGACAAGGATGAGCAGCAGACCCACGCTGATACGGTTGACTTCTGCAAGCACATCAAGGAGGGGTTGAAGATCTATGAGAAGGTGGAGCATTACAAGGAGGAGATTGTGATCGCGGGTCGATTCAGCGAGGAGGAGATCCTCCGCTTGCACGCCTCGTGCGACTGTGGTGTCTTCCCGTCCTACGGCGAAGCCTGGTCGGTCCCGGCCTTCGACGCGATGGGCCTCGGCAAGACCCCGATCGTGACCGATTCCAGCGGATTCCGCCAGTACCTCAACAACGAGTGCGGATGGATGGTTCCCGCCCATCGCGAAGCGGTCTACGCCACACAGTTGGACACCTTCCAGAACTTGCATACTTCGTTCGAAGAGTGGGACAGTATCGAAGTGTCCCTGCTCCGTGCTGCAATGCGGGAAGCCTATACGAATGCTGAGCTACGCAAGCAGAAGGCGATGGCGGGCACCGCACGGGCCTTCGACTTCAGCTTTGCCAAGATCGGAAAACTAATGAAGGAGGCGTTACAGTGAGTGATACCGAAATCATTGAGATTGACGGGACGAACTTCCCCCACGGGGAGCCGATGGGTCGCGGCAACCTCTTCTTCATGATGGGAGTGCAGCGAAGCGGCAAGTCCACGTTTGCCACCGAGTGGGTGAGGGCCGTCCTCCTGAATGGTCGCCCGAGAGCCCTCGTCTGCTCCGACGACATCCGGCTGGCCCTCTACGGCGAACGCTATCGTCATGAAGGGGAGCCGATGGTGTGGGCCATTAACGGCTACATGGTCGAAGCCTTGCTGGCCCGTGGCCACGATGTGCTGGTGGACGGGACGAATACAACCCGCCCCAGCATCAAGAGAATTCTTGAAGTGGACATCAACGCACGTCCCTTCGTAATCAATACGCCGAAGGATGTATGCCTCCAGCGTGCCGTCCTTACCAACCAACCAGACCTCTTACCCGTGATCGAACGTTGCCACCAGCAACTTGAGGAGCTACGTTCCTACGGTATTGAGAAGACCATCCAAGAAGTCCGACAATCAATCTTGCAACGGAGAAACAAGTGATGTCCGAACCACTCAAGTTCAAGAGTCCCGTCTTCCAGCCCGGCGTCAATGTCACTGTGCGAGACGGTTCCAAGTGGGATATGCTGGTCGATCAGCTTCCCAAAGATGTCGTCATCGAAAATGAGGCTGGGGAAGCGATTGGCAGGGGGAAGATCATCGGCAAGATGGTGATCCCATTCCAGAGCATCCCTGAGGAAATCCTGAAGTTGGAGCACGATGCGAGTGCCCAGAACTTCGATGGCTTGAAGGTAGCAATGGAGAATGCCTACGGGGCCAACTGGTCCCCGAGCGGCGTAGTCACCGTCCTCTTCTTCGTCTACAGGCCCACCCAGTAATGGATGTTCTCATTCCACTGCGTGGCAAGCATGCACAAGGTAGAATGGCCGTTATTGACGCGATCGATGCTGATCGCGTCTCACGTTTTGATTGGATCTTGGGTATGAACGGATACGTCCAGGTTAAGCGTCGAGATAATGAAACCAAGAAGGATCATGTGATACTGCTACATCGATACATTCTTGGAGTTTCAGATCCATTGGTGGACGTTGATCATCAAGACGACGACCCACTCAATAACACTCGACGTAACCTCGTAGCATGTACTCATCAACAGAATATAGCAAGAGCTAGAAAGAGATCACTTAACACATGCACATCGCGTTTCAAGGGGGTGTCATGGGACAAGTTTCGTAAGAAGTGGAGAGCAAGCATAGGACATAACTACAAGGCTCTCTTAGTAGGACGTTTCGACACTGAGATCGAAGCAGCCAGAGCGTATGACCAGAAAGCTAAGGAACTCTTTGGCGACTTCGTCAGGCTCAACTTTCCGGAAGAGGATCATGGCTAAGATACTAAGCTCGATCTTGCGTGCAGCATGCCGTCAACCTGATGAGCCACTGAACATTCTCACTTTCCCGACCCACGAAAGATATGAGTCTAACTTGGCACACACTGGCCACCAATTCTATGCTTGGCGTGGCCCCGGCATCAAAGATTGGAACCGGGTCTTTGCCCCGGTTCCCCCCAACTACACCCTCCTCAACGGCGAGGGCGGCGAAGCCCAGATGCTCCCCGACGTCGCCTATGATCTGGTGCTCTCGCAGAACAAGATGGGGCAATTTCCAATTGCCAAGCAACTAGCATCTAAGTTGCACATCCCGCTCATCAACCTTGAGCATACGCTCCCACACCCTGATTGGGGGGACGGAGTCACCCTTCGTATGAAGCAGATGAGCGGAGACACGAACGTCTTCATTAGCGATTATTCGAGGCAAGCCTGGCTCTTCGAGGAGCAGGGAAGTGTCGTCATCGACCACGGTGTTGACACGAACCTCTTCCAGCCACCCCCGCCCTCCTTCTTCCGGAGGCCGGTGATCCTGGCCGTCGTCAACGACTGGATCAACCGGGACTGGTGCTGTGGCTTCTACCTCTGGAAAGAGGTCACCGATGGGCTTCCCTGCTACGTTGTGGGAGACACCCCCGACTTGTCGAGGCCCGCCCAGAACACAGCAGAACTCGTATTCCGCTACCAGCAGTCCTCCATCTTCATCAACACGGCGACGGCGAGCCCCATCCCGACCGTCCTCCTCGAAGCGATGGCGTGCGGGTGTGCGGTGGTATCCACCGAGAACCCGATGACGGCCAACGTGATCGAGGACGGGGTCAACGGCTTCATCACCAACGATAAGGTGAAGATGAGGGGGTCGCTTGAGCGGCTCCTGGCAAACCCCGGCCTATGCTCGGAGATGGGGAAGCGGGCCCGACAGACGATCGAAGATCGTTACTCGCTTGCTAGTTTCATTTCGAACTGGAACGAAGTCCTCCTATCAACCGCCAACAAGGTGGTGAACGTATGAAGTTAAACCTGCTTTACAATAGCAACATGGTGAGGGCGGGATACACGAACATAGACCCCTTCGCCCCTCCCGGCGATCCCGACCGCACGAGCGGCGATATCGTCAACCTAGATGAGTACGTCGATGATGCCGAGGCGACCGATATTGTCGCCCTCAATGTGATCGACTTCATGCCATCATCGGAAACGAACGAGATCATTGCTGGGTGGATCAAGAAGCTGAGGCATGGCGGCACCATCACCATTGGCGGGGTCGACATCCGCGACGTATCAAAGGCAATCATCTATCAGCAGCTAAGCTTGACGGACGCCAACTTCCTCCTCTACGGAGCCCAGCGTGCCCCGTGGGAGTATAAGAAGGCCACGTTGACGCTCCAACACCTGATCAATGCTTTGCAGGGGCAGGGAATGGAGATCCTGAAGAAGCATAGCGAGAACTTCACCTATCACGTAACCGCAAGGAGACCCTGATGTCCGAACCCGAACCATTCGACCTAGACGCGGTCGTAGAAGCTAATGGTGGCATAAGCACAAGTTGCCGAGACTGTATCTTCGCTGAGAACGTGGGCAACGAGCAGGAAGACTGTGCGTTGGGCCGGATCGACAAGTTCGAGGCCAACGGAGCCGAGATCGTCGGGCTGGACGACAGCTACCGCCGCTACCTGCTGATCGCGGGCCGCTTCTGCAACGCCAATCGCACCGAGCAGTGGGGGGACGCCCACCCCCGACACGAGTGGCCGAATGACGTTGCCAAGGAATTCGAGCTAGGGGCCACTCTCATCATCTATTGTGATGCCGATAGCGACATCGATTTGATGGAGTCTACGTTGCACAGTGCCACCACCTGGCAGAGTATCAAGCCGCGTAGCGTCGTCGTCATCCTCAACGGGGCACCCGGCGAGACGAAGGATTACGTGGCCCTCATCCAGGCGTTGGGCATCGGCATCCCTTGGGAAGTGAGGGAGATCGTCCCGCACGAGGACGGGACTAGGCGAACCTTCGGCGAGTCGCTCGACTTGGCCGTCAGCGGCATCAAGAATGTCACCTACTATGGGGTGGCCCGTGCTGGCTACGAATGGCCCGCCGATTACCTCTCGGTGATCAACTACGCCATCAATTACGAGATGATACGCCTCGTCTCCCTGCTCCCCGACGATCAGGGCAACGCCCTGTTTATGGACGTGCGGTTGCACACCAAGCTCCTCAATGGCTATGTCGGCAAGGACTTGCTGGAGAAACTCCAGGAAGTGGCCGAAGAGGAGAAGACGCACCACATGATCAAGCGATTCGAGGACCTTCCATGCGTGTCTCAATCATAATCACCTGTTACAACTACGGGGACCTGGTACAAGGTGCCATCATGAGTGCCTTCGCCCAAGACTACCCGTGCAATGTGATAGTGATCGATGATGGATCGGACGACGATTCGTGGGAGAAGATCCAGGAGGCCGCGAAGCGGCATCCCGATCTCCAGGCCGTCCACATCCCCGACCAGAGGATGGGGCCCGCCTGGTGCAAGAATTGGGCGATGCAGACGTGCTGGGAAACGTCGGACGCCTTCGCCTTCCTGGACGCGGACGACTCTTACTCACCCAACAAGGTTTCCAAGTCGGTCGCCCTGCTCAAGCAGGACTACGCGAAGATCGGGCTCGTCTACAGCGATGAGATAGTGCATAAGGGTGGGATGGTCAGGGACGGGGGCTACGCCCCCGGCTCCATCTACCACAAGGAGCCCTTCTCATTGGAGGCGATAGCCACCCACAACATCGTGGGCGGCAACTACGTGGTCTCTCGGGATGCCATCAAGGAGATGGCGGGCTTCGACGAGACCATGAAGGTGGCTGAGGACTACGACCTGGCCAGAAAGCTGGTGGAGAAGTACGTCTTGCTACACATCCCAGAACCATTAGTTCATCGGTGCATTACCACTCGGGCCCTATCACATTCGGTTCCGGCTGCCGAGTGGGATCACTTCAACAGAAGAGTGGCCAACAAATATGGGAAGATCACAACGTAACGCTCGCGACCTGAGCATCATCATCCCGGCAGCGGGAATGGGCCGTCGCATGAAGAGCTATGGCCCGAAGCCCCTCATCGAGCTATCGGGATATGAAACCGTACTTGGGAGACAGTTGAGGGTGCTCCGCACCGCCTTCCCCAAGGCCGACATTGTCGTCGTCGTCGGCTACGAGGCCGACCGGGTCATTCGTACGCTACCGCTCGGGATGCGTCTCAAGGTGGTGGAGAATGAGCGACACGAAGAGACCAACGTGTTGCGAAGCATCGGCATGGGTCTGCGAGTCATCAATACGACGAACGCCCTGGTCATCTACGGCGACCTCGTATTCAATAGCGAGGCCATCACGTGGGCCTCATCCAATGGCTCCTCGCTGCTCGTCGATACGAAGGGGCAGATCGGTGAGGAGGAAGTCGGGGCGACCGTGGTGGACGGGCGGGTAACCAACATGAGCTATGGGTTGGATACGAAGTGGTCCCAAATCATGTACTTGACTGGTCGCGAGCTTGACCTATTCAAGCGGATGGCCTGGAACCCCGACAGGAGGATGTGGTTCGGCTACGAGGCCCTCAACATGGTCATCGACAACGGGGGGCACCTGAGGGCCATAGAGCCCCGAGGCGTCAAGGTGGCCGAGATCGACTCCTCCAAAGATATCGAGCGGGCCCGCTCGATTATCGAGTGACACTTTGCAATCCATGTCCTATACTAAGGGTAGGTGATGAGAATACTCTGCCAAGTCGCCCGCGAACGAGACCGGGCCATCTACAACGGGTGGAGGCGGGTTTGCGAACTCGCCGGTCACTCGTTTGAATACATGGAGCAGGGAAGGGCTGTCTTCGACTCGTTCGATGAGTCGAACCCCGACCTCTTCATCGAGACCTCGCTCAGGTCGCGAGCCGTCTCCAAGTGCATCGGCGAGCGAAAGCGACTCCTGGTCGCCCGTCAGCACGCTCCAGTGCCCGCCTTTGACTGTCTCCTCTTCGGGCAAGGTGAGGCATCGCCGAGCCTTGCCTGTGACGTCGCCTTCGTGGGCAACTACAGGGAGGACAAGGCGAAGCTGCTTGACGCCTACATCGAGCCCTTGTGTGGCTGGGCCAACGTCAAGATCTTTGGGCGTGAGCCCTGGCCCTACAACGATTACCTGGGGCCGGTGAGCGACGAGACGCTAGTCTCCATCTATCGGTCGGCGAAGCTCTGCGTCAATGTGTCGAGCGACACCAATCGCCTGAGCGAGCGGGTCTATCAGATCCTCGGATGTGGAACTGCCTGCGTCTCCAATCAGGTTGCTTGCGGCAACCTGCCAATCGCGATGGGCTGCTCTCCCAAGGACTTCCTCAGCGAGGTCACTGGCTTCACCCGGAAGAGTTCGGCGGGTACGAAGAGGCTCAAGGAGATGCAAAGACTGGGCCGCGAAGCGGTGCTCGCCGAACACACTTACTTTGACCGGGTCGGTGAGATGTTCTTGGAGATCGGTCAATTCCAGGAAGCCAAGAAGGTAGCGGAGATTCGACATGAAATTATCGGAGTATGATCAGGTACACTGCCTCTTTGTGGACCGTCGCATCAAGGAAGAGCAGGATCGCATCTTCGATATGCTGATCGAGAAGGGGGTTGAGTCGAAGAAGATCAAGCCCTTCATGGACGGGCTTGGGAAGATCTTCCACCCCGCCCACTACCAACAGATCTCTCCGACCCCGCCCTCTTCCTGGCAGCACGGGCCGGGAGCCTATGCCCACTTCATGGGTATGCAGGCGATCATCGAGAGGGCCAAGGCCGATCGCTCCGTCGAGCACATCCTCTTCGTCGAAGACGATTGTGTCTTCACGGACGAGTTTGACGACGTCGTTGAATCGGCAACCCAACAGCTAGTCGGGCACGACTGGGACATCCTCTACTACGGGGCCAACCACACGTGGGCCAGGACGGGGATCATCAGTGAGAACGTCTTGCAGTGCTTCGGCTCCTATACCACCCACTGCTTGGGCATCAAGAGAAGGATGTTCAATTCCCTGCTCCGTCTTCAACCCTATCATGTGATCGATAAGGTGATTGCGGACACCATCCATCCCACGCACAAGTGCTATGCCGTGTGGCCCAACGTCGCGATTCAGAAGCCTGGGTACTCCTACCTCTCCTACCAGGAGATGGACTACACGGACTACTTCAAGAGCAAGGGGATGAACCATTGAGTGAGCCTACGAGATTAGGCTTCTTGGTTAGCTCCCTCGGTGCTACCGACTTAGCCTACCACATGCTTCGCGAAGCCCACGAATACGTCCAGAGGTCTAAAGACCTCGACATCATCGTCTTCTATCAGAACGTCGTCAAGACCTGGAAGAACCCCTCCTTCGCGATGATGAATATCAGCGAAGCCTTCAATTATAGCGGGGTGGCAGTGGCCACCGACCTCGTTACCGCCGAGAAGATGAAGCACTTTCCGGGGCCGTCAGGCCGCTACTTCTACGTGTGGGACCTCGAATGGTTACGTAGCACCGAGAGGAGCTACGAGTCGCTGAGGGACATCTACACGGACCCCAAGATCTCCCTCATCGCACGAAGCGATTCGCACGCCCGTCAGATCGAGCGAAGCTGGAATAGGAAGGTGTCAGCCGTCATACCCAACTGCGAGTTGGCCTCGCTGGTCAAGGCGGTGTCCAGTGCAAAGAAGTAAGGAGTTCTACGCCCTTGAATACGAGGAGATGGAGAAGAGCGTATGCCAGATCGCGGAGGAGCAGGGAACCTACCCCAACAAGATCAGGAGAGAGTTGAAGCACCTTGGCTTCCGCTTGCGGGACAAGGGTGAGTCGATGGCTGCCGCCATTCGGACTGGGCGGCTCCAGCATCCGACCAAAGGCAAGACCCGTTCAGAGACGACGAGACAGAAGATCCGAGAATCACTTTTGAGGAAGACTGATGCCCCGAGTAGCGAAGAAGAAGACGGTGGAAGAGGCGATCGACCTAGCGAAGATTGAGGAGGAGGGCGTCCCCGTCGACCCCTCGCCCGTCGTTGAAGCGAAGATCCCCGATGAGCCTGGTCCGACCGATCCCGGTTGGCAGGACTTCGTCCTTAGTCACTTCACCGAGACCGACCTCGATTCCGAGGGTAACCCATACGCCCACTCCTTGAGGATCGTTGCTGAGAAGTTGCTTGGCCCGATCACGAGGACGCTCGTTAGAACGGTCCAGACCCCCAACGATTCGAACGGGTACAGGGCGACCGTCGAGGTCTCCGTCGCCTTTGCTTGGGGCGGCGACCGAGAAGATATTCGAATCTTTGAAGATGTGGCAGACGTGTACAGCGGCAACACGCCGCCGAAGTTTGCCCGCTTCGCCCCCTCTTCTGCCAAGACCAAAGCGGAGGGCAGGGCCCTCTGTTCGGCCCTCAAGCTCCGCAAGGTCTATGCGGCCGAGGAAATGACGGATACACCAGTCTCGGAGGCGGGGCTGGATGGGATGATTGTGCTAACGCAACAGCGGTTCATCGATGCCAAGTGCAACGAACTAGACATCGACGTGAACAAGTTCATTAGCATGGGTGATTTTCGTTACAAGCACATCTCCAATGTGCCGTTCACCACAGCCAAGAAGATGATCGAAAGGCTCAATGTCTATCAGCAGGACAAGGGGAAGATCCCCGATGCCCTGAAGGGTTACAACCCAGACTGGCGTAAAGAGAAATGAAAGCACGGTATCGACCGAACGACAAGATTGAATTCGAGATTGAGGGACAGAGCCACACAGACCTCTTCGGGGCACTCGCCGAGCTAGACGAAGTCTTCGGTGAGCCAACCTGTGGGCACTGCGAGAGCGAGGATATCTACTTCCGCAAGAGGAAGGTAACCGCGAAGGAAGGGAAGAACAAGGGGAAGACCTTCACCTACTTCGAGATGCTGTGTCGCGGATGCGGACATTATCTGCCCTACGGGCAGCACCGTGAGGGCGGAACCCTCTTCCCCGATCGCAAGATCAACGGTGAGTACGACAAGCAGGGACGCGGATGGAGACGCTGGACTGGAGGCGATCAGGAGCACGATGACGAGTAAGATCTTCTTATTTGTGTTGGCGGTTGGCCTAGCCCTCTTCAGGATCTACGGCTACCACTCGATGCCATTCCCGGCGATGGGCCACATCTTCGTCGGCTGGATGTTCGGGACCTGGTGGACGATCGGCCGGCTCTTCCCGGTCAAACAGGAACGCTTCTTCTACTTGCTCTTGGCGATAGCCATCTCGCTCGTAGAACTCTTCTGCTTCCTCATCTTCCACTTCCACCTACTGGACACCTAAAAGAAAAGCCCCGACCTTACGGCCGGGGCTTTTTTTTTGTTTAGAGATACTCAAGACTTACGTACAAACCGTACTGCACCTTGCTACCGATCGAGTCAGCACTCGCACTGATCGCGACATACCAGTCGTGTTGAGTGTCGAATGTCCCTGCCCCGCTCGGCGACCATCCGCTTAGGCCGGGCGACGATGCCAGGCTTACCGGGGGATCGTAGGTTCGTGCCCCGAAGGTGCCACCGGAGCCGCCAGGCGTCGACCAGGATGTCTGTCCCGATCCAGCAGGGGCCTGTGTATTCCACGGGTGGATGATCTGGGCGACTTTGGTCGTCACCCCGCTCGCCGGGTTGTTGATGTTCACCCTGTCGAAGATGATGAGCTTTGCGTTCTGCGTCTGGACGGCAGACGTGTGGGTGAAGCGGATGTTGAGCGTCGACAGATAGTTGGGGATGTCACGGAGCACCCGCGTATCGTTCGTCGGAATCATCCCCGAGTTAGCATGCACATACTTCACATTGTTCACTTTGGGGCCGTTGATAGCTCCTGTGGAGTCCGTGATGTATGTGTTGTCTTGGTACTGGCCGACTTGGACCGATTGTCCGAAGCCGCCAGCACCATAGAACCCGAGTCCGGAACCAGCCAGATCGTTGATCGTGAACTGGAAGCCGGACAGGAAGTTGATCTGTGCCATTTCTTTGTCCTCGCATGTAGGTAGGAGTAGCTATTCCTACTTATAGATACACCGTAAAAGTGGCTTGAAAGTGCGGATACTTTACGCCGGGCAGGTGGCGGCGACCGCGTACCAGCGGTTGGTCAGCGGGTAGTATCCCGCGATCACCACCGAGTTTGCGGGGATCGAGGGACCGCCGAGGACGTTGTAGACGTCGATCTTGTCGGCCGGTCCCGTCGCCGATGCCCCTCCCAGCGTGATCGTCATCTTGGTAGGCCCTGCGGTTAGGGCCGCATCCAATTTACCTATCAAGATAGTTGGAATTGTCCAACACTGCCGCCACATGTCGTATCGCAAGTCGATGGGGCCCGCCTTCCAGTATTCCGGGTGTAAGCGGTGGTCAGTCGAGAAGTTGTCCGACCAGTTGTGGATGAGGGGTGGGTTGTTGGGGTCACCGTTGACAACCGCCTCATTGGGGATCGGCTTGCCCGTGTAGTCGTAGCCCCACCCGACCATGACCATCGGCCCTCTGAGTCCAAGCAACCTCGCATTGGTGAAGTCGGCGGGCTGCATCGGCGTGCCGTCAGCCAACTGAACGCCCTTATCGGCAGCATCCTTTGCCTTCAAAGTGTGCATTTCACCCGGATACGTCTGGTCCCACGTCATGATTTCGAGGTCATTCGTGGTCCCAAGCGGGTCCAACGTCTTCACCGATGGGATCGTAGTGCTCAAATGGCTCTCGATCACCCCGAAGTGCGGGTAGTCCCCGCGACCCGGCACGGGACCTGGATCGGTGGCATTCGTCGAGAAGGGCCTCAGAAGCCCCTCTAAGCTCATGGCGGCGGCTGCCTCCCAAAGGGCCGGATTGTCCGCACGGGCGTTTGCTACGGCCTCTGGGAGCGTTGAGGACGATACTACGGTGCGATACCTCTGGAGCTTCTCGGACCAGGCCATTCGGCCATAGAGGATGTCGTGTGGCGTCCTCTGCTGAATCGCCCTCGAAGCGTTCTGCATGAAGCCGATCTGGGCGGCATTCGTCACCCTCTGATTGGCCTCACGCTGGTGGAAGAGGGTGCGGAGCGAGCGGCGAACTTGCTGAGCCGCTATCCCCATCTGGCGGATGCGGTCGGCGTTCGTCTTGCTGAAGACACCGAAGCGGGGCGAGAAGGTCTGCATCCGGTATGAGGTCTTCACCCCATCCACGCCCACGGAGCAATCGATGCTCGTCACTTGCGGCCCACCCGCTATCAGGCTATCACCTAGAGAGATGATGGGCGTGCCCACCTGCTCAAGGGAGCCCATCTCGGCCTCCTGCAAGTTGCTGGCGGCACCAGCGAGCTTGGCGGCGGCTGCCTGCTGGAGCGAGTCGTACCCGCCATACTCCCACGGGGTCAGGCTCTCGTCCCTCTCGAACGACACCTTCCCTGCTACGCCCATAGGGCCGAACGGGGGGAACGTTCCCCACGGGCCGTAGCTGTCCCGGTTGGACTTCATCGGGAGTGCCACCCCTCGCGGCCTGTAAGCCGGTGGGGCGATCCTGATGGGGAAGTCGCCCTGGCGGAAGCCCACCATCTGCTGGAGGATCTGGGGGTTGTCTTCCATGCCGAGTACGACGGCTAGATCGGAGACGCCTCCCAATGGGTCCGGAATACGCTGGACAACCGGGCGGTCCAATTCGATCACGCAGTAGGGGAAGATGGTTTGGGCCGGGTAGACCACGCCGAGCGAAGTATCCACTCTCGCCCTGACGTATACGCCGTTCCCCTGGATGACCGTCGCGTTGGGGTCGAGTTGTTCGATATCAATCCTGTCGTCCGCGTCGAAGAGGACGAAGCACTCGAACTGACCATCCTCAGTCAGAAACATGTCCTCATTCCCGTACATGAGGGAGAGGGGCAGGGAAGCTTCTGGTAGGTAGGCCGATTCACAGGGCTCCTCCGAGGCGACAACCTCGGTCGATCCCTCGACGACCTTCCAATAGACGAAGAAGGGGATCTTGACCAGGAACTTGCGGCCGTAATACTCATTCGCATAGGTAGAGACGAAGTTGTAAACTCGCTGGGCCCTCTTGGTCCAATAGTTCTCCTCAACCTCGTCGTTCATGCTGCCGAACGACTTAGCCGCCGCTTCCCTGGCCGCGATCAGGTCCCGCTGCATGAGGAGGTCGCCGAAGATGTCGAAGAGGTCTGAGTCGGAGTCCATCGCCCCCACCAAGTTGATGATCTCGGCCTTCTGCGGTTCGTGTCGCATGACCCAAGCGGCCCAACTGTCGTAGTTGACGGCCGCGAGACGTAGCTCCGGAATGGTGCAGTGGTACGTCGTGCCGCCCATGATGTCGGCGATCGGGGCACAGTTCAAATCGAACTCATGGGTGCCCGACTCCGGATTTCCGTGCCCAACGATCGGGAGCCCCTGATCATTCATGCCCCAGAAGGGCCAGATCATATCATCATTGGCGAAGTTGTAGAGCGGGTAGAGTTGACGGACGTCACCGCCCAACAGGACCGCATTCGTCACATCGTTGCGAAGCTCGATACCGACCGACTTCGTGGTCACATCGGGCTGGGCGTTGACGTAGGTCGAGATCGCACCAATCGTCTGCTGGTAGATGCGGGAGACCGTCTTGAATCTGATGGTGTGTCCATCGAGATAGCAGATGTAATCGTGCCCGCCATCCTGGCAGATTTCCGAGACGATGCTGAGGATGTCCCGAGAGGTCCCCCCGACTCGGTAGTAGACGGGAGGGATGGGGAGGTTGCCCAAGTCCACGTTGTAGAAGTGGCCCCTGAATTGGAGGGGGCCACCGTAGTCGCCCGAGAAGTTGGTGAGGAACTCGATGGCTGCCTTGATGCCGATCGTCCCCTCCTGGACGATTTCGATCGAACCGGGAGCGGAGCCGGGGTCAACCTTCAATACATCGAAGGGTGCATTCCAGAGCATACCTGAATTGTTGGTGAGGGCCCCGCCGAACCCCATCCGATTTTCCCAGAAGCCATAGGCATTGAGAAGGTTGGGCATCGCACCCGTGGCCCCTCGGAAGGACCCAAGGATGACTTGGGCCCCCGAGAGGATCTCAGAGGGCCCGACGAGCATCACTTCGTAGAGCGGGTTACCGTTGATGTCACCAGTCTGCGTGTACTGCTGCAAGAGCCCCTGGAATGTGTGGTTCCCGTACGTGAAGGATACGGGCTCGCCCACGGCTGGCGGGAAGAAGCTGTCGCCCGCATTGGGGTCCTCCACCAAACTGATGGTCATTGTGCTGACCTGCTCATTCCATCCTACTGACGAACTGTAGCGGTAGACCGTAGCTCCCATGAACTTGGTCAAGCTAAAAATATCAGCCATCCTCTGCTCCTCTTATTTGTAGACCCACACGACTGAGCGTGTATAGCGGGCCGATTGTGGGGACCAAGTGACTTGGTCCTGCTCCAAAAAGATGCTGGCGGTGTTCTGTGGAGTGTACTGGGAGACGTCGAAGGAGGGTGTGTCATACGAGACGACGCCGCATCCGTACTTCGGTGGCGGCATGACAACTTCCACATTGATCGAACGCCGCTTCTCCTTCTTGGTCTTGATGTCCTGGAAGATCGGGCCGTCCTCAAGACCGGGGACGGGAATAACTGCAAATACGGGCGTGCCCGCATCGTCCGTGATGCTGACGGATTCCGTCAACGCTCCGGGGATGACGGGTGCGATCTGGGAAGTGAACTCGGCACTGTAGGCCACGGTCCCCGCCAGGGGATTGTAGGCGGCACTGGTCGAAAAGGGGGTGGGGTTGATACAGTCCAGGTTCACGTAGGTGGCGGCTACGCCGAGGAGGTTGCCCGCGATCCCATTGTAGTAGGCCACCGCATTGTTGTACCTCTCCACCATACTGCCCTGCCCGAATGGGTCGGACGCATTGGCCGTCCTCAAGCCCGTCACAGTCCCCTCGACAGTAACCGTCGTCCTGCCGTCTTCGCGGCTGGTCCTGGAGGTCACCGTGAACTCGTTGCGGACGCTCTGGGGGTCCCTGTCATCGAACTCGTAGCTATAGTTGACCGTCCCGTTCGTCTGATCGAAGGAGAACTGGGCACTGACCGGGAAAGCCTTTAAGTTTGATACACCGGATTCGCTCACCACCCGAGCAAAGATCAAGTTTTTCACGACCTCCCACTGAAGCTCGGCCCGTGTGAACTTGATCGTTGTGCTCGGCCCATCATCCAGGTAGACAACACCAGTTATTGATCCATCGATCCTGACAACCGTCTTGTAGTCTTCGAGAGATGTGGATTGCGAGAGCGTGTAGGTCTCGATCGTGTCATTGACGATGACCCGGTCGGAGAACTCGAAGTTGTAGGAGATCGAGCCCTCGTACGGGTTGTGATCGACACTCATCGCGGTCGGGTGGGCCCCCAAGGTGCCCCCGCCGACCGTATTCACCTGGTCCTGACAGCGTACCAGTAGCAACGCCTTGGTGGTGGGCCACTGGGCTAGTGCCGCCGCATATCTCCCCTCGAAGTCGCCCACATTCTTGGCGAGGCCGCGAACCGAGCCGGTGATGGAGACCTGGGTGGTGACTTTGGGCTCCTCGACTCGTCTCAGGCTAATGGTGAACTCTTCTACATACGATTGCTCGTTGAGGACCCACGTTTCGGTGACCGAGTAGGTGCCGTCCGTCTCATCGACGTTCTCGACGACCGTCCTATTCCACTGGTTCGTAGAACGAGGGGCGGACGCGGACAACGCCGCCAGGTCATTACCCGAGAGCGGCGACCAGTCCGGCTCAGTCGTCGTATTCCAGTCAAGCCCGAGCTTGCTGGTGACAAAGTTCTTGGCATGCTGCCAAGGGAGCAGGGAAATGTTCCCTGTGCCATCATAGACGAGCTTACCCTTAGCGGAAACCGAGTGCGTAGCCTTCCAGGTTCGGGGGAGGTCGCCCTCCTCGAACGCCCACGTCTCGCTGGCCGACTCACAGTTGGTGTCATCCGCACTCTTCTCATCTTCGAAGTCGGGGCCTCGGAGCACGATCGTATAATCGGTCCTGTCGGTCCAGATACCTTCGGAGAAGTCGATGCTCTCTACGATAGCGGGGAACTGGACGGGTGCCGTCCCATCCCACCCCTGCACCTGGAACATGAGGCCGTTGACTGCGAAGATGGACCTCAGTTCCTCCTGCTTGGCGAGAAGAGTTGCCAACTTATGTTCAAGAGAGATGGGCGTAAAAGTGTCGTCCACCTTCTCGCAAACGATCGTCCCCGTGAGACGAGCCGTGACGGTCCACGAGAGACGTCGTCCGTCTCCCATGACTTGTGGGGCCTTCGAGATGCTTACCTGAGGGCCCGGTCGGATTGGTTGCTCACCGTAGATTACTGGCATTATGGTGTCCACCCATTGATGTAGAGCCTAAGAAGTTGGGTCGTTAGTCCGGTAGACTTTGGAATGACAAGCGTAGCCTGCCCGTTGAAGGGAGTCGGCTGCTTGACGTTCGGGATGACGAGTGTGGCTTGACCCGTCGTGGTTCCGCCGAAGCCCTCGATGAAGAGGTCGGACTGGGCCACCGAGAAGGGTTGTCCGGAGATGAAGAGTGGGGCCTCCAAGGTCGCCCCGTTGTTCTGCATCACCAGGGTCATGCCCGCGTATGGGCCCCTCTCGATATGCAGGTTCATGTCATCGCCGATAGCGACGGCACCCGGCGTCCCCCCAAGCCCACTGATGTAGAGCTTCACCGCCTTCGTCTGACTCCCTGCCCCGTTGCAGAGGAAGAGAGGCATCACACCATTCGTGCCTGGATTCCCACCAGTGAGCACCAAGTTCATGACCGCCGGGATTGTGCCCGAGTCACTACCCTTGATGAAGAGGTTCAAGTCTTCAGGAAGGGGCTGTGGTGGTGCCCACATGATGAGGGGCATCGTCGAGGAGGTTGCGGAGACACCCGGATTGCTACCCATGATGACGAGTGGTTGAATACCCGTCATGATGGGAGCGGGATCGGTCTTGATGTTGAGGGTTAGGGAGCGGTTGAATGGTAAGCCACCACCTAGAATGAAGAGGTCGAGACCCCCAACGTTCGGTGATAGGCCCCTGATGAAGAGCGTGGTACTCGAAGTGAAGGTATCGCGACCACGCATCGTCAACGGCATGATTCCTGCTGCGGAGAGACCGCCATCGGCGGTCCCCCCTTGCAGAAAACGAAACTTATCAAAACGATGCACTCCAAACATGCGTTAGCTCCTTGGAGGCATCGACTCAATGGCCTTGCGGACCTGGCCCTCAAGTTGAGCCTGCACCTGTTTGAGGACTTCGCTGGCCATGTCGCCCTTCATTGCGGCGATGATGGCTGCACCGTTCAAGGTAACCGTGAAGTCACCACGGGTGGCAACCTCGATCTTCGATGGGATGTTCACGTTACTCAACGCCTTTGCTAGTGAAGAGGCCGCATCATTAAAGGGTCCCAACCTATCGGATAGGCTGGTCATGGAAGAAGCCAGGCTCTCGAAGGTGCCTCCCACACGCCCGAAGACGTCGCTTGCACTCCGCAACTGCTCGCCGAACGAGTCGGCTGCCTTCACGAAGGCGTCGAAGGAGTTGGCTCCCGATCCGCCCCCGCCACTAACCGAACCACCCGCCTGCCTGTAGACCGGAGAGCGACCCGAGTTGATGGAGTTGAGGAGCGGGCCATTAGCCCTCGCCGATGCCCCGTTGACCACGAATTCACCTGGGGTGAGCATCGCTGGGACCAATCCGCCTTCTGCGAAGTGGAAGGGCTTCTGGCGACGGTCCTTCCTTGCCTTCTGTCTTAGAGCCTTCTGGTTCTCTTGGTAGGCGTCCGCAACACGCTTTCGCTGTGCTGCTGTCGCACCAATCGCACCCTGCCCTTTCCTTTCCCTCGCAAAGTTGAGAGAGTCAATATGTGGCCCGATCTTGCTGGCCTTCAACTCCAAGAGGAGGTTCTTATTCCTCTCTTGTGCCTCTGGGGCCAGCCCCTTGTCCCCCAAATCGGCCGTCAGTTTCGCACGGGCACGAGCAGCATTGAGGATCTGTCGCTTGGTGAACCCGCTACCCTGCTTGTTGACATCCTGCGTAGCACTCGCGACCTTGTCATAGTAACGTGATCGCGATTTGCTGATCTTCGGGGCTTCTGGCTCTCTTCCTCCGATGACGGGTCTCGTATCGATACCTCTACGAAGTAGGTCAGCATTGAAGAGTTCCTGTTGTTCCGCCCTTCGCTTGTTGAAGTCTGCAAGTTTGGCCTGATCGGCTACTCGCCTGCCCTTCCTTGCATTCTCCTGAGCAACGATGCGAAGCTTCACATCATCGGAGATCTTCGGATTGTTCGCCAAGGCGGCTGGGAGGCCCGCCAACGCCGGATTCGGAGCAGGGGCAGCCGCGACAGGGGCAGCAGCGGGGTTAAGCCGTCGCTTCCTCGATTCGGCCGTCCTTGCTTCGATCGCCGCCCTCGCCTGCTCGGCAGCCGCATTAGCCGCCTGCCGTTGAGCCGTATCCGCTTGCAGTTGACTGGTCCTGTCGGCACGAGCCTTGAGGAGTGCGTCAACTTGACCTTTGGCCGTAGCTGCCTGTGCCGCCGCTGGCGATGCGGCGAAAGCCGCACCCTCTGCCTGTGCCGCACTGACCTTCTGTTGGAGGCCAGCCACACCAGCTTCGACCGGAGCAAGCATCGCCCGATTGGCAGCCACAAAGGGGGCCGAGATCTGGCTTACTGCATACTTCGGATCGAGACCGAGCCCAAGCGGAGTCTCGTTGATGTTGAGGGCTTGCTTCTCAGGGTCGGAGAGACGACGTCGCCGCTTCTGTTCTTCCCTGATAGATACTTCTTCATCTGTTGCTGGATTGGCGATCTGGTTAGCAGTGAGAATGCCTCTCGGCGAGTTCCGCTGCATGGCACCAGCATCTAAGCCCAACACATTCAGCGTCTTGTCAGCAAATCTATCAATCGCAGTGAGCGGGCTGTACGCCGTGCTCAATTGGGTCGACTCGGGTGCGTTGGAGTCGGCAGATAGCAACTTGTTGTAGAGGACACCGGCTCCCGAGTTCAACTGGTCTTCATCCTTGAAGCCAGATACCTCACCCTGGAGCCGTTTGAGGGCGAGGAGACGACGATTGCCCTGCTCGTTGGGCTTGAGATATTCCTGCTGGAATGTCTCCTGGCCCTGCTGGACAAGCTTCCTCAGGTCGCCCGCATTGGTCGTGTTGCTTGCGAAGATGGTGTCGACCTTCTGAAGGCTCTCGGCCTCCATCTCGGCCAGCATCTTCTTACGCTCTTCCGGAGTCTGGATATATCCACCAGCCGCACGATAGAGTGGTCCACGAGCGGAGTTGATGGATTGGAGCAGGGAAAGGTTCGCACGGGTTGCCGATGCGTTGACCACGAACTCGCCGGGCGAGAGCATAGCCGGAACGGTGTCGGTGCCGCGTGGGGCGAATGCTACGCCACCATTGGCCTTGAACTGGGCCCGCTCCTCTGCATTCTGCCTCTGCTTCGTGAGTACCTCGGTAGCCTCCGTGAGCCGCTTCAGTGTGGCCACGAGATCGGCGGGGTCGCCTACCTCGTTGAGCCCATTGCCGATCTTACCGGCGATGAGGGGCTGTTCGCGGGCAACTGCCGACATCAACTGATGGAATTCGCCCGGTCGTGCGGGCTCGGAGCCCAACACACCCGTTGTCACAGCGTTGCGGGCGGCATTCGTCTCGTCGAGAGCGGTCTGCTGGGCCTTCGTGAGGACCGAACTGATGCTCTTGACGATCTCCTGATTGATGTCGAAGGTGCCCCGCGAGAACTCGGGCTTGGCCTGGTAGTCGCTGAGCTTGCCGAGGACATCAGGGATGACTTCCTGCTCCACCTGATTGCGGGTGAAGCCGGTTCTCCTGATGATCTCACTGGTAGCCGCCTGTAGCTGACCTTCGATACGCCCCTCAATGCCTGGGTCGAAACCGTGGGCCTGGACGGGGGAGAATCGCTGTCCCAAGAAGACCTGGCCACGGGCCTCCTGTGCGAGTTGGCCCTTGCCGAAGAGACTCTGGTTCGTCCTAGCAAGTTCATCCTGCCTGATACCAGCAGCCCTGAAGGCATTGAACTCGGGTGCATTGAGGATCTGTCGGACCTTGCCGAAGTTACCTTGGCCGATGCCCGGTAGAGCCTCGATGCTGCCGATAGAGTTGACCTGGGATTGTACCTTGCCCTGAGCGGCCTTCGAGCGGTCCTCGGCTGCCCTCAGGTCGCTGGCACGAGCCGTTGCGATCAACTGGTCGAGCTTCGTGAAGAACTGGGCGTTGGTCTCCTTCAGGTTCGCGAGGAACTCGGTAGCAAGGGTCTGCTGACTCTTGGCCAGAACCTCTTGGGCCTGTACGGATCGTTCCGCCACCTTCACTTGTTGCTTGAGAAGGTCGTCCCTTCCCTGCTCCAATCCGGTCGCCTGGCGACCGAAGATCGCCCGGTTGCTCGGATTGAGTAGGTTGTTGGCAACCTCGCCGCCAGTCCTATTAGCATATCCAGGCAACTTCACATCCTGAAGGCTGGTCAGATAATCGAGAACTTCCCGAATCTGGTTCGGGAGGAAGCCCTGGAAGTTACCCTGCTTGACCGCCACATCACTGAGGGCGGAAGCCTTCTGGATCTCGAAGAGTTCCTTCGGGCTGGAAGTGAGCAACTTCTCCGTGAAGGAGAGTTGTCCGCTTCGCTGCTTCTCGATGTCGCTCAACTTCTCCTGGATCGCCGCCGATTCCTCGGAAGCGTCGACCAGGTGGTGGAGGGCTTGCTGGAACTTGGTAATTTCAAGGGCGACTCCCTGGAAGGACTCCTGCACGCGAGCCCGATCCCCACGTTCCAGTGAGGGCGAGTCTAGTTCTCTCTGAAGGGCACCACGACGACTGATGGCATCTTGAAGTCGACGGCCGATTTCCTCGGGATTGCCAGCCGCCGTGCCCGCCAACCTTGCTTGCCTGTCGGCGAACGGACGACGTAGGGCGTCCAGGGACAGGAAGCCTCCTGGGCTTCGTCCTTGTCGTGCTCCTTGTAGTTCGGCAGAGGCACGCTGGGCCGATAGGCGAAGCGTGCTCACCTTGTCGAGGTCGTCGCCCGCGTTGAGCACCTTCTGAGAGTAGGCTGTAAGACCTTGGGAGAACTTGTTGAAGTGATCCTCCAACTGCCTCGTCTGGTCTTCAATCTCTTTCTTCAGGTGTCCGAATGTCTCTTCGATCAAATCTTTGACAAGCTTCTGAGGGTTGCTCTGCAATCCCTTGAAGAGCTTCTCCGGTTCCGTACCGGCAAAGGAAGCACTCAGTGGGCCAGCGACACTCTTATCCAGCTTCAGGTTGTTGGTGAGCAGCTTGTCGACCGTCGCCTGGACGCTGTCCGCGTTCGTGAAGTCGAAAGTCGTTCCCGCAAGAAGCGAGGGCAGGTCCCTCATGGTCGTATCGACCTGGTTAAGGACTCGGGCGAAGTCGGCCGAGACGGGCCCGCCCGTGTTCGCCTGGGTGAACTGGAGGCTTCGCTGGAAGGCGGTTCTGTCGAGACCGCCGATCTGTCCAGCACCAGCCGCAAACCCGCTTACCCTCGACGTCGCGATGTTTCCCTCGAAGATAGAAGAGATCTGATCGGCACTTGCCTCCAACGTATGCAAACTTGCCGATGCCTCACCGAAAGCTTCGGTTAGATGGCCGAACGTGTGAACTTGCACGTTCATCTGCGTGATGGCTTCAGCCGACTTCTCCTGAGTGTGACGCAGGCGATTCGCAGACACAATCAACTGATCGAACTGTTCGTAGACCTGATTGATCGGTAGCCTATTGACTTCTGCAATCGTTTGAGCGATCGAATCGCCGCCCGCCCTATTGAAGGACTCGATACGGCCTCGACGTCGGGCGTCAAGATCCTGCTGAGTTGTGCCCGCACCAACAGAGACGTCCTGAGGGCTGAGCTTGACGCCCTTGGCGATCTGTTCGCCGATCTGTTGGAGAGCGGGCAATTCAGGCGTGAGGATCTTGATCCTCTCCTCGGCAGCCTGACGAGCCGCCTCAGCCCTTCGCTCTCGCGTGGTCGACGTGAAGTTGCCCGTGATCGTCTTCTCGAAGCCGAGCAGCTTGGGCAACTGATTGATGGTACTGAGTCCCGTGACGGAAGCGGCGGCGGCACCTGTGCCTTTGATGGTCTGTCCAAAGCTGCCATTGCCGAGAAAATCGCCAATCCTATCCAAGTATGTGCCGCCATTACCAGCAACAGCGACTCGCCTCCTTGCCTCACTAGCAGCAGTAGCAAGACCCCCTTCCAATCGCCCACGACCAGCAGCATCTAGGCGGGTGTGGCCGTTGGCGACATCCGTAAGGAAGCTCTGGAATGGACGGAAGGACTTCTCAAAGTCAAGCTCGTCAATCCGATTCTGGGCGTCACGTAGTGAGGTATAGAGACCAATGAGGCCACCAGCGACGGCACCGATGGCGGCTCCCATTGGGCCACCAGCAAGGAATCCGGCCTGACCGGCAAGGGCGGCTCCAGTGATGGCACCGGAAGCCCCTTGGGCAAGGCGAGCGGCGTTGCGGGAACCTTTGGGTTGATCCACCGTACCGAAACCCGCCTGGAGAAGGCCAGGAACAAAGGCGGCTGCTAGGAAGCCGTTCTGAGCGATACCCGAACCGAAACGTCCGAGACCACTGCGGAAGCGGGACATCCTGCTCTCCGCTCGTGCGGCACCGCCAACCCCGAATGCGGAGAACTGGTTCGCCGGATTGACAGCCGTGAATGGGGCGAACTGACCGGCAGGCGTTAGCTTGTTCGAACCTAGAGGGCGATTGAGGACGGCTCCAACTCGGCTGAAGAAGCGGCGAGTCGGGCTCTGGCCCACACTCCGCACACCACCCTGCCTGTTGAAGTAGACACGTTCGCCCTTATCAATGGCGTCCTGAGCCCTATTGGCAGCGGCACTCCTCAGGAAGTCCTCGGCCTCATCACCAATATCAACGTTGCCGCGAACGCGGCGATTGACATTCTTGAGAAGATCATTACGGCCTTCCTGACGGAAGAAGTTGTAGAGGGCTTCGTGACTCGCTGTTGGGTTACGACGAGCGGCACGCTGGGCCCTAGCTTCAATCCTATTATTGTAGCTGCCTGGGACCTTGTGGAAGTCGCGAGGGGTCCTCTCGAAGTCCCCTCTCCTCAATCCGGAAATATCGGGTGCGTCACCCACATTGAAGAAGGGATACTCGACGGAATCACGCTGGCTCTTGATCAGCCTCTCGGCCTCGAATCGGCGTTGAAGATCCCTAAAGTATTCCTGATTCGTTTGTTCGATTGCGTACGGCGAACCGCCAGAAGGAACAACCTTTCCAAACGTGCTGGCCTGTCGACGCTTAGCTTGTAAGCCGACTGGAAGGCCAGTACCGCCAGGCGGGCGTACAGTACCAGTAAAGAAGGCGGGGTCTCCACGCTGTGCGGTTCCTACAGCCCCCATATCGTAGAGCCAAGGGACGCCAGCAGGTAGATCGGGCACGTACCCCCCTAGATCGGGCGGCACAACCGGGTCACCTATACGTCGCCGACTTCTCTTGATGATAGCATCTTTCTCAGCCTTTGAGAGCTTACTTCCAGGCGTCCTATCCGCGAAGTTAATGAATCCTCCGGGGGTCCCCGATCGCTTAGGAAAGAAGGTCGACGGGTCAACGGGGGCCTGGTTTGGATGGCTTCCGATGACACGAACCTGGCCGAGGATTCGTGAGAGATCCGGTCGTTCTGCGGGCACCCCCAAAATCGCAGCCTTTTCAGCCTTCGAGAGCTTGCTACCTCGTGTCCGAGCAACAGTCTCCTTCTTCGTTTCCTTGGTATTCTCCCTAGTGGCACTTGCGAGGGTCTGTATCTGACCCATGAGACGTGAGAGCGGGTCATTACCTTGAGCTTGACCCACAACACTACCTAGCAAGCTACCCTTCTGCTCGGAAACCCCACGTATGAGGCCGAGGATGCGAGAGAAGTCGGCTGGCGGCTCCGGTAGTGGGACTGAGGCCGTGTTGAAGGTAGGAGGGGTTGGCCCGCCTCCGCGAGCAGCCCTTCTTGCCGCTAGGGACGGAGTCAGCAATTCAATGCTCGGAGATTCAGCAGACGCACCCCTACGCACTCGCGAGATGCCGACTCTCGTGGTGACGGGCGTAGCCGCATTAGCGACCCTGTAAGGGTCGGCAATATCTACTTGCTTCTTCCTGACTGGTAGGACCGCATCCTCATCGATACCACTGGGCACGGACAACTGAGAGGGGTTGACGTCGCGTCCACGCCCCCTCATCTCGTTAATATAGTCGTTCCGATTGAAGACATCAGCATCCTTTAATGTCTTGGGATCAATCTCCTGCTTCGGGCTCAAGACTCCGCTTGAGCTGGTCAACTCAGCCTTGACCATTTCGGCCACAGCCTTGTATCGCTCCTCAGCGGCGGTTCGAATCTGCTTCAGAGTGTCAGCAGCCGCCTTCTTGGATAACCGTCCTGTGCCTCCGAAGTTATTTGGGTTGAATACCTTCGCGGCATCCTTCTGAATCTGATCAAGCCTATCGCCCGAGTTAGCCTCGGCGATCTCTCTGAGATAGTCACCTACAGCCCCCGTCTCAGTGGACCTTTCTGCGATCTTGGCCACATTCGCTTTACGTACTTTCGACCCAGCCCGTCCGGTTGCGGCGGGTGTCACAGCGGAGAGGTCGAAGCCCCTCGCATTGGCGACCTCAACCAACTTGTTGTAGATAGCTTCATCATCCTTGCCACCCAGCTTGCTGCTGGCGGATAGCTTGCCCATACCCATTTCGGACTGGAGAGCGGCAAACCTCTTCCTCTTATTCTTGACTTCGGGGAACATCGCGGCGGCGATCTGGGCGAGGCTGCCCGTAACACGGCCACCCCGAGCCATCTTCGCGATACCCGTCCGATTCCACTCGCCCAACCTGTTATAGCCGATCGAAGCGGCCGACTTCCTGTTGATGACGAATTCGCCAGGCTCCAGCATCGCGGGGACCTTGTCCCCGAAGCCGCTGCCCGGTACTGGGCCACCGGACGCACGGCGAACGGCGGCGTGTCCCTGAAGGCCACGACCTACGTTACCAGCAAATGTGCCGATGTTACTAGCTACGCTCTTGAGTGTCCCGCCCAACTTGACGGCCGCAAACAGAGTGAGCAGTGGCACGAGTGGTTCAAGAGCCTTCGTCAACTTGATGAGGCTCGATGCCAAGTCGAGCGAGAGTGCTCCGAATGTTTGTAGCGTCTTATTGTTGCCGATGGTGCGGATCAGGTCCATGAACTCTTCACGTACCTTCGTCAACTGCACCAGGAAGATTCCTTGGGCTTTGCCTGCGTCGAGCGTCAGGGAGTTGGCACCGCCCTGAGCGATGGAGTAAGCCTTTTGGGCCTGTCCAAACTGTTGGATAAGTGGGATCACACGGGAGATCTGGCGGAAGCCACCCACCTGCTCGACGATCGCCGCGAAGCGTGGATCAGTCGTGGGCACATTCTTGAGGGCGGCACTCAGGCGGCTGACAGCCTCCCACGCACCGACGAATTGACCCTCAATTTGCTTACCGGCGAGGGCTGCTTCCTCACCCGTATAGCGAAGCTCGATGCCGAGTGCCTTCAGATTCTCAGCTACGCGACCGCTCTGCAAGCGGGCGAAGATGGTTCGGAGACCCGTACCGATTTCCGAGGCCGATTCTCGCGTCGTCGATCGGACGGCCGAGACGAGGGAGATGAACTGGTTGAAGGTCTGTTCCGACCCCTGCATGTCGCTAGATGCGGCCTTGAAGGCGGCACCCGAGCGACGGACGGCCTCAACAAGGTCTTCAGATTCGACGGCGAATGCGGCCGACACCGTATTGATGGCACCGAGCGTCCGCTCGAAGTCCTTCGATGTGATGCCGAACTGCTGCCTCATAGCGATGAGACCTTCAGTCGTCTTGTTGATGTCGCGGAAGGTAGGAGCGAGGCTCGTCTTGGCGAGTGCCTCAAGAGCCACCGTAACTTCACCGGCCGACAAACCCGCCTGCTTCAAGGTGACGGAGACTTCAGCAAGCCCCTTCGAGGACACCCCCAAGTTCTTACTGAGGCTCGTGATCGAGTCGGCTATCTCCGTGATGCCCTTCGCACTCGTGCCGACCTGGGAGAGGTTGATGAGGGTCTTCTGGAAGAGGAGGGCCTCATTGACACCATCCCTGATGGCATCCGTGACCTTGCTCACCGCGAGCACGGCACCGATCTGGAAGGCGAGGAAGCGGCGAGTGGCCAAACCAATGTTCTGGCCGAAGGAGGAAACACCGGCACTAGCCTTGGCGACGTTGTTGGCAACGCCCTGGATCGCTTGGCCAGTGGCCACCGCTGCTCCCTGGCTTACCTTGAGGGAGACGTTGAGGGCATTCAAATTCGACGAGAGGGCGGCAACGTTCCGGTTGGTCGTTGGCGACACCTGGAAGTTGATCGTACCCTTAACGTTCTTGAGTTGGTTCTGAAGTGCCGACACCACGGGCCGAAGGTTGTTCGGTCCCTGGACGTTCAACATCATCGTCACGTTGAAACTATTAGCCATGTGTTCATCCCCAAAGAAAAGTGGCCATACGAAAAGTATGACGTTCGATTTGAACGACGTACTCTCCGGATGGCCACACTATCCACGTTCGTCGGCTACGCCGACTCACTCTTTGACTACTGCACCTTTAGCTAGGTCAACCTCAACCGTCTTTGGTCGTTCTGGCTTAGAGGGAGCCTTCGGCTCCTCAGGAACCTTCGGTTCCGGAGCAGGGAGGGGCTTCTCCTGCTCGTCCTTGATGGGGTTACCATCATCGTCGAGGAAGAAGTCGTTCTCCGATTCGATGTAGCGGCCGTCCTTGTCGACGAGGTTTCCGTCAGAGTCGACGTACTCACCCTTCTCGTTGACGTATCGGCCGTCCTTGTCGACCCGTCGCCCGTGTTCGTCGACCCGATCTCCATTCTCGTTGATTAAGTGGAAATCGCCATCCACGAACTTGTACTTGGTGAGGAATTGGTTCTCGGGGAGCTTCGCCAGCATCTCCTTCTCACTGCCATACATCATCTCGCCTAGCTTCGTAGCCGCTGAGATGCCCACTTCCTCGGTGCTCTGGTCGATGTATGCGTCGATGCTGGGATGTTCGCCGTCCTTCGTGAAGAAGGGCTTATTCTCCCGCTTACCATCATTATACACCGTGCAAGCGGCTACGAAGAAGTTGAACTGGGCCTGATCAGCGATGGCGTCGGCGGTATTCACGTCGATACGGTTTCGCTGAGAAAGCAAGTCTTGCAAGTCATTGCGATGCTTGGAGATATCGATGGCGATCTGGCGGGCTTCCTTGAGTTTGATGCCCTTCTTAGCGAGCTTACGCTCGCCTTCCAAGATGGCCGTGCGAAGCTTGTCGAACTCGGCCTGACGCTGGTCATCCCAGAGGTCGGACTTGCGAAGCTGGGTGTCCAACTGCTCTCGGAGCATCGCACCGGCCTCGACCGCTTCGCGGTACGCCTTTGCGTGGATCAGTCGTGCCTGCTGCTTGACTTGGGCACTGGGGGGCTTGATGGCTAGGGCCGTCTCGACCTCGTTCCCGTCCTCATCGTTGATCTTGACCTTGATGACTTCTTTGAGAGCCTTACTCATTCTCATGTCCTTCCGTTATCTCGTATTGAAACCTGTTCCAGGTGACGTCGTATTGGTTGATCTCGGCGATTGCCGCTCTCAACTGGTTATTGCCGTTGTTGAGGATTTCCGTCCTCAGTTCATCCTTGATGGTCTCCCACGCTAACTCGGCGTCGGTGAGTTGATTCCTTGGCTTTCCCTGCCCCCACAAAGACGAGAATTTTTGCTCGACGAGAGCAAGCGATCCGATCATCGTGGTCCGGATCTTGGTCTCCATGTTCTTGCGGAGGCGTTCGCGGCTCTGCTGAGCGTAGCGTTTCGCTGCCTCTTGTCTGTCCGCTTCTCGCTGTTGCGTGATCCTACGCAGCTTGTTCGTACTGTCTTCCACTCTTTCCTCCTTAACGTTGCCTGATCGCCTCCGATTGCTGTTTGGCGACCTCCATTTGGAAGCGTTGCCAGGTGTCTGGCATTTCCATCTCGTTGGCCTTACCCATCTTCTTCAGGTGGGCGAGCCGCTGAGCCTTGATCGTGCTGGCCTGCATGTCGTTAAGCTTGGCAATCTTCGCGGCATCCTCGGCCGTCTCTGCGGGAACGTAGACTTCGTCAGCGTTCCTGATCTTCTCGTTGCCGATCTTCTCGGCCGCGACGTTTGCGATGTGGGCCTCGCGGGCCCGCTTCTGCTTCAAGAGCCATCCGTCGAGCATGTCATCATCCTCCAGTACCGAATCGTTGGGTGCCTCGCTACTTTCACGCACCGAATCATAGATTGATGACCACATCATGAGGTAACGCTGATCATCGGTGAGGTCGACTGCGGGGACGTCGAAGAGCCCCTTCCCTACGAACTTCCTGGACGCCCACATCGAGTGCCAGGGGTCCTTCCTGGCGATCTCGCGGAGTTGGGCTTCATTCAACCTGGTCTTGACCAGGTATTCGATGACGTCGTCGAGGACGGCGTCCGGTCGATTCCAGTCGGCCGGGCTATCCCAGTATTGGCTCCCGTCCGGACGGAGCAGGGAATAGCCGGTCAGGTATCGGGCTCGTGCCGCCGATGCGATCCCCTCACAGGTGATGTGGTCGAGGCAGTGGCGAATGCTCAGGAGCCTCTCGATCTCGTCCTTACCCTTCGCCAACGCATTGCGGATGGCCAACTGGGCGTTGCTCCGACTCCACGTGTCGAGGAGACCGATCTTCATGTCCTCGATCTTCTCCCTCAAGAGGTCGAACTCGGCCTGCATCTCGGGAGTCCAGAGCTTACGCTCCTGGAGGAGGACGAGCAAGTCGGTGTCCGTCATGACCCCTTCAAGGTGGGCCTCCTGCCAGACATCTCGATAGATCTCGCTGGCATCATATCTCGTTTCACGCGAGGGGGAGCCGACAAGATAGCGGTCGTTACCTACCTTACATCGCGTCCGACCAGACACGATCCTGTGTGCGTGTAGTTCAAGTTCCCATGTCTCCAGTGGAGCCCTCCTTCTTGAGGGACGCGATCTCCGCGTCCTTCTCTCTGAGGGCGTCCTCGTACTTGGTGACCTGGTTACGGAGCGTCTCTACCTGCGAACGGAAGCTCGCATGCATAGGGCCCAGTTGCTTTTCGAGGGATTGGATACGGAGGTATGCATCAAGGTAGACTTTGCCGATGATGAGGCAATAGTCGTCTTCAGAGAGTGGCTTCGCCACGGGGGCTTGTTCTGGCATCGATCCGTCCTATGGTCCATTGAGAGAGTGAGGGAGGGGGCATCCATTCCCCCTCCCCACCATTTGATTACAAGCCACTCGGGTCCATCGGGTGAGTGACGAGCAAGTCGTTATAGGTGATGTATGAGTATCGGTTAGTTACGTTTCCACCACCACCACCGGCATCGCCACCATTGTAAGCGACCGAAGAGAGCTTGTTCTTCGTGCCGACGTCGACCATCGTGCCGTCCATCATGCGAACGCGGATGGTCTGGTTCTTCAGGTTGGAGCCAGCAGGGGCACCGTTGTTGCCACCGGCTTCGGTAGCGGAGATGCCGTCCCACTTGCAAGCCAGGACTTCGATTTCCGTCCGCACTTCAACCGGGAAGGTGATGTAGCGGAAGTAAGGGGACTTGCGTCCGAGTTCGAAGATCTGCTCGCGGCCAAGGTCGGCCGAGATCGTGATCGACTGAACCGGCACCGTGAGGGTGCCATCGGCTGCGGTTGGGTTCGTACCCGAGCTTGTGACACCGAAGATGTCGGTCGGGAGGACCGTCATCCACTGATTCGTCATACCGTTCGCATCCAGGGCTGGGGCTGGCGGTGTGCCAGGACCCGTAGCAGGCGTGAACATGACGTTGTATCGTTGCTGAACGCCGCCCGACCCGTTGATCGCGTACGGCAAGTCATTGTTGTTGAAGGCACCGGAGAAGGCCGCTGTACCACCACCCTCAACGTCGACCCACAGCTTCGAGTTGCCCACCAAAGTGACCGACTCGGTGCAGCTTCCGTCGACAGGGAAGGTGTAGGAGAGCGAGGACACGAACATGCCGCTCATACGCACTTCGGCGATTGGAGCACCCGATGCGGACTCGAAGGTGTCGGCGAAGATCGAGAGGCCGACCGTCGTCTTCACATTGGAGCGTCCCGTGAGGGTCCCGCTCGTGGAACCATTGGTTGCCAGGTGGTAGAGGAGAGGATATCCGTCGAGAACCTTCTCCATCGTCACTTCGATGTCTGGAATGTTCTCGATATTCTGGTAAATGGATAGCTGACCCAACTCGAACACCTGTTCGAGGTTGAAGTTAGTCGTGATACCGACTGACTGCACGCCGTGGGCCGCGATGAAGGTCGTTGTGCCATCGAGGGCGAAACCGACCTGGTGGATGGCGTAAAAGATCCGCTTATTGGCCATTACTGTACTCCCTGTAAGGATTTACGTCTACCCTGATGGTGATGCTCTTCTTTCCCGTGGCTTATCACCTACAGGAGCTATGTCTTAGGTAAAATACACCTAACAGAAGAGAATCAGATCGAAGTTACATTGATGCGTAAACCACTTCCAACGAGGAGCGTACAACTCCACGGAAGAGGGGCAGCTTCAGGGTAACTTCTTGGCCTTCCATACGAGTAAACGTGCATGTGTTCCAACGATATGCGTCGATCAACCCTGGATACATGGTGGCACCGCTTCGCGGCGACCCCCTCCAGTCCAGAGCGAAGTCATTCGCCCTCCTCCTCGCATTCACGTCGTAAAGTGCGAAGCTGTTGTCCTTCTGCAAGGTGATCGCATCCATCAGGTTATTGCGATCTACTGATCGCTCCGCGATGATGTGGAAGAGGACGTCTTGTCGGACCCATTTCGCTCTTGAACCCAACTGGTAGCCTTCCTGCTCCCTCCGCATCACGGGCTCGACGATCACGGCGGGAAGCCGGATGTCATTGTCGTTCAGTAGATTGACGAAACCTGATCCCATCGGCTGTTGGTCGATGAGAAATGCGTCGAACACTACGTCCTTGAACCAGGGCACACTTTGATCATAGAAGGTGGCCCAACGGTATGCGTATTCCGCCTGGACAATGGATGTCGGGGCAATAGGGGCGTCGAAGACGACCCTCCCTTCCGGAAAGTTCACGTAGTGCTTATACTGTCCTGTTGTCGTTGCTGTCGGATAGAAAGTTCCATTGACATATACACCACTCGAATTGATGGGCGGTGTATCGCCTGGAACGCCCGTCTCCCAGACCCAGTTGGACCGATTCGTCTCCCACGCTCGGCCATCAACAAGGCCCTGCGAGTGGATCATGTGGAGCTTATCCTCCGAGGTCGACGTGACGTCGACCAGGGGCGTCAGCCCAACATTTCCGAACCCCCCTACTTCCAGCAGATTCCAGTCGAAATACTCCTTTACATTCTCGACTAGAGCCTCCGTCAGCAGCTTATCATTGATGGAGCTTACCCCTAGTAGTGGCACCTTACACTCTCCTCCGTATTTCTTCTTGGATGATGTTGGCCAACATGTCGCCCACGGCAGGGCCGCTAAACGCCCGTGTGAGCAGATTGTCCTCGATCGTGCCCGAATACTGGGGCGGGACCCGCCAGCCCTCTCCTGGACGCATGAGGGCCATTCCCGTGCGTGACCTGGCCTGCTGTGCCGCATTCAGGTCGAAGGTGACCTCGTGCGTGTAGATGAGGATCTGGTCCCCGTCGATCAAGAGCCATTTGAGCCAGGGGATGAGGTAGCGGCCGTTCGAGATGTAGGAGGAGGCGGGCAGCCCCAGAATATCATCGAAGGAATCCTTGAGGATGCCCACATTCATACCTCCCTTCAATTTGTTGCCCGCGATCCTGACTGGCGTCGTCGTCACGGCGACATTCTTCCTGATCGTAGAGAGGATCGATTGGAGCCGACTCTCCACGTCGGGAATACCGAGTTCGCCTAGCAACCGGCCACTTCGTAACGAATCGTACTCATCACTCCCCTTGATCAGGGAATCGCACACCCCCTGTATCCTCTTCTTGATGGCTGGCGTAGCCCGCCGAAAGGCATCGTTGATGCGGTCACGAAAGAGTGCGAGTATCTTCTTCTCGATGTCGCCATACGAATCGGTAATGTTGAAGGAGATGTTCACTGGGCCGCACCCAATCTCGTCCAGAACGCGATGAAGTAGCGGCCAGGAACAATGTTCCCCTGAGGGATCGGCTCCCCCCACAAGACAAAACGGTTGTCCCTGAAGTTGGTATTCAGATGGTCAATGATGATGTACTTGGCCTCGATGACCTCGGCCATGTCGGTGATGAAACCTTTGGTTTGCACGATGCCCTGCGGGACCTTGATCTGGGTCGTGTCCACGAAGAGCCAGGGCTTGGGCTGCCAGTCGATCAGGAAGATGTTCTCGGTGAACAAGTCGCCCGTGGGCTTCAGGACACCGGCCCCCTTGCAGACCGGGCAGGGCGGATGACTGAATGGTGTCGTCCCCGTCCCATTGTAGATGCCGGTAGACGCCTTGATGATGGGATCGTAAATACAATTGGGGCAGGGAAGGGCTGTGGGCTCGAAGGCCAACAGGCACTCTTTCCCCAATTGCTCGATCATCGTGTCGTTGGCGTCCCTGGCCAGCCTACGAATAGCAGGCGTGATGGTGAATAACTTTGCCATTAGCAGCAACCTCCTCCCCACCAGCCGGGACCGCCGCCATTCCCCTCACGACCAATGCGTGGAGGATTGTAGCCCGTGCCCCAGTCCATCTGGTCGTACGCTCCACAGCCGCCCATGTACCAGGCTTTCACTGGGCCCACGATGGCTTCGCCCACCGAGGCGTAGCCGCCGCTCGTGACGAACATGTAGAGGGCATTCTCATACTCATCACAGTACGAATCTTTCATGAGCTTGAGGGCTGCCGGGTTCCTCGACAGGGAGATGGCCGAGGAGCCGTCCCTGATGGAGATTCCCTGCCCCGTATACTGCCTGATCTCGCCACTGACGAGCATACATGCGGTCTTCAATGTGGTCAGGTTGATGAAGTTCTCATCCCGAGAGACCCCACGGATGGTGGGGTCGGGCGTGATCGTCCCATTGACAATGTTGATCACGAAGTTGATCGGGAAGGGGACCCTCGTCTTCACACTTTGCCCGGCGATGAGTATGGCCTGGGCGAGTCGATCGTCCGAATAAGTCGGGGCATCGCCCGTATCCGGATCTTCAAAATCGTTGATCAGACCGCGAACGATAAGGACCATCTCTTCGTCCCATGCCATGACGCTCTCCTTTAGATTGGTAGGTTCTGGACGACCTTGAACTTGCCTACGGTCGTATATAGGACGGAACCTGCGACTTCGACGTAGCCTTGGTATCGCCACGTCCCCGTAAGTGCTAGGTCGCCCGCCAGTGCCACGTACTCGATTACCCCATCTTTCCCGTCAGTCATTCTGGTGGCGTTACCTGTGAGTAGCGTCCCATCGGGCTTCTGGAAGATGAATCTCATGACTGTGGCTTCCGATAGATCTACAACGACCTCATCTTGGTCGATGATCGTCAGCCTGAAGATCACACCGACGTCATTTTGTTGTACTTGTGAGATAGCCATATCTGAGCCTCAGTTATAAGAGTGTCGTGACCTTTTGGGTTGCTGTTATCCTTGATGTGACCATCAAACGATTCGTCACGGACATAGTCACCATCAAAGTACCAACAAAGATGAGGATACCATCGCCCGGTATTTGTGGGGTGGCTGGCCTGAAGGGATGCGGCAACACTACGGGCTGTTGTAGTAGTTGCTCGAAATTTCCGCCAGCCACCATCACCCCGATAGGGAGAGAATGGAGGCGTTGTGTCGGTATCCCCAAAATCGTTGGTTGCGTCGGCGGGTATATCTCAAAGCTCCCGCCGCTCACCACATTGACAGGTATCGGGTTAGTAAACAGCCGAGGCGGCAATGGCAATACAGTCGGTTGTGCTATCGACGACCGCTCAGGGTTCCCGCCCGCAACAATAATGTTGATCGGTAGCCGACTTAACCAAGTCGGCACCTGTAGCACAGTGGGCTGGGACGGAAATGATTGCTCATTGTTTCCGCCCGCCACTATGACACCTAAGGGTAGCCGACTCGGCTGTGGGCTAAACGGTGAGCCGACTAGCGGTGATCGTGGCCGTACCGCGACAATCGGCATCATGATTATTCCTCAAATGTTGCAGTCACCATCACGGTTGGAGTGCCGGGAGATGTGCATTCGATATTGATGGCTTGGCCACCGGGAATCTGAACTTCGAGGCCGGGCGGCAAGAATTCGATGACACCCGACTGCGGCTGGACCTCCCACCACAAGCCGCCGTCCGTTGGAGCGGTTGGTTCGGCCGAGGCGTTGGCCCCGCAAGTCGTCTGGATCGTCTCCCCGTTGGACGGATTATTCTTGTTCGCCGTGGCTGAACTGAACGTGCCGAAGTTTGCTGTTGATCGCGTGAGGCGGATCTTGACGGGAACGTCCGTACCGCCCGCTGGCTGCTTGCCGAACAATTTGATGGCCTTCAGTAGCACCCGCTGATTGGCAGGGGCCTTGATCTGAAGAACGCTCTTTGCGGTGGCGGCGACTAGAGCCACTTCGCCCGAATTTACATGACAAACGAGTGCAGACATGGTATTCTACCTTTCGATGGTTAGCCGATGAATTCCCAGCCCCGAGCGGTGATGGGAGAATGAGGGAGGGAGACGATAAGATCGCCCACTTCCCGACGTTGGGTTGCTCCTAGATCCATGTAGCCGATGTAGGTCTCGCCCTCGAAAGTGCCGGGAAACCCCAAAGCCTTGGCGACCGAGGTCACGGATAAGTCGTGGAGCAAGGCGTTCGTGAACGGCGTCGTATCAAGCTGAACGTTGAGGAGTACGGCAGGTATACTATCTGTGAGCGATATCCCCTCAGTGATCCCGTTGACGTTCCCGCTGACATTCCCAAAGAACCCATTGGACATGAGGCGGATGAAATTGGTGTTCGTGCCCGTACTGTTGTTTACACCGTACGCCGCACATTCCACGAAGAGGTTATTGGCAAGCAGTGATGTACTCGCACCCAGCGAAGTGAATTCAACCCCGTTCCCGCCTGGAGAATAGATTGAACACCCAATTATCTGGACGACTGCGGAGACACTCACCGCATTACCGCCGTTGTTATCAAAGACGCAGAAGAGAAGACTACCAGTGTTGGTAGCCGACACACCAACACCGCCGCCGTGGAAAACCGTTCCAATTGCATTGAAGTTGGCGGTCGCCATAGCGGCTACTATAGCTGCGGATGGGCTGGCAGAGAGCCAGCACCCCAGCAAGTTGAAACCGGAGCCACTAGAGAGCGTCAACGCCCTGCTAAGAGCGTTTGTCCCCGTGTTCTCCACCCGACTCCGAAGGAGTGTGCCCTGTGCTCCACTCCAAGATAATTGGGCAGACGTGGTAACGGCCCCAGAAATGTACAGGTTGCTCAATATGTGGTGGGCTCCGGACACAGTAACCTGTCCCGACGTGAAGGTCAGAAGGGGCAGGGAAAGGGCGTGTGAGGTATCAAGGTCGCCTGGCGTCGTGTTGTAGCCCCGCCACCAGATGGGGGCGGTCGTCGTCCCGACCGCCGCCAGCGTTCTCACCGTCGTCGCACTGGCATAAGTGCCAGCCTTCACATTGATCCTCATCCCAGCCGCTTCATTCGTCACCGCTTGTGTCAGTGTCCACGCAGTACCATCGGTCGTGCCGTCCCCTGCTCCGTCTGCGTCGGCTCTTACGAACCGTTCAGTCCATGCCATGAGTGGACTCCTTTAGGGGGCTACGACCGTCGAATTCTTGAAGGCTGGCATCCACTTCAGCTTATCGTAGAGATAAGTCTTGATGGCATTGAAGTGTTCGGCATTGTCCTCGATGATCTTCTGCAAGGTGGGGAATGTGACAACGACATCCTCATTGTTCTCATCCTTGAACTGGAACATCTGACCACAGGACACAACCCAAGTGTCCACCGGGTTGGACCCGTCTTGGGCAGAGGCCCCATTCATGTAGACGCCCGTCGTGACGGTGCCGGACATCGAGTTGAAGTCGACGGCCAGGCCGATGATGAAGACGAGGACATCTTCGAGGGGTTGCGACTTGCTGAAGTTCGTGGGCCATTCAGGACTGCTCAAATACATTGAAGTCTCCATGTGGCCTTCGGCCACGGTGCAGGGAAGGGAAGGGTGGGCGAGGGCGTAAGCCCTCACTCATATGATAAACCATTTGTTGGAGCCGTTCGAGTAGACGCGATAGGTCTCCAGGTTGGTGCTGAAGGTGTAGGAGCCTCCCTGGATCGTATCGCTCCCTTGAGCCTGAATCGTGATGCTCGTATACATGCTGGGGGCGTTCTCGTCCTTGAAGAAGAAGGTGAAGCCGCCCGGCACGGAGGCTGCCAAGGGCAGCGTGATGGTTAACGTGAAGGCACGGGTGCCAAAGGCAATGATTTGGGAGTCGCTCGCGGTTAGCGTGGTATCCGTATTAAGGAACTTACGACCTCCGGACGACGTAGCCGGTATGTATGTCATATGAGGAACCATTGGTCAACGCCGTTCGAATAGATTCGAAGGGAGCCACGGGCCGTATTGATCGTCTTGGTCGTGGACCCCTCGATCGTATCCGAGCCCGCCCGCGACACTGTGATCGCGTTGGTCCCCGCCACCCCATTCTCATCGTTGATGACGAAGATGAAGCCCGCTGCTACGGCACTAGCGGCGGGCAGGGTGACGGTGGTGGGGGCCGACACGGTGTTGACCCCGATGTACTTCGGAGAGGCGGCGGTGAGCGTCGTACTGGACGAGATGGATTGACGTCCATCGTTAACCGCCGTTACTGGCACATATGTCATGGTATTAGCCACTGGTTGGAGCCGTTGGAATAGACGGTAAGCGATCCATAGTCGGTGGAAATCGTCACGATGCTATTTCCATCGATTGTATCTGAGCCGCTACGACGCACGTTGATTGGGCCGAAGGCCGCATTATTGCCGCTCTCGTCCTTGATGATGAAGGTCTTACCCGCCGCCACAGAATTGGCAGCGGGCAAGTAGATATCCATGAAGTTGGCTATGCCGGTGACAACGATGTAGAGGGGGTCGGTGGAGGCCAGAAAGACTTCCAGCCCGCCTACCTCTAGCCGACCACCACTACTACTAGTGACTGGTATATAGGTCATTTGATGTACCAGGCTCCGCTAAGTGCCTTAACGGTGATGGACGTCCACTGGGCACTGAGTGCCTTCGTGGTTGCCCCATCGATCGTCTGACTGGATGTGGTCCCGATTGTGACGGCATTCGCCGAGCTATCGATCTTCTTCACCGTGAACTCGCGGCCATCTCCGACCGTAGTCGCATTCGGCAGGGTCACCGTGAAGGCACCAGAGGTCGCATCAGCGATCACCATATCATCAGAAGTTGTCAAGGTGTAAGCTGATGTCTTAGATACGATCGATGTGATTAAGCCTTTGGCCTTGACTTCGCCAGTGGGATACACGGCGGCTAGTAGTGCTGCCGAACTATCCTGAGCCTCGAAGATGTTAGCGGTTTGGCTTGCAGCCGCCTTTACAATCAACCCCTTTGTAGATGCTGAAGAGACCACCACATGAAGTTGTGCCGCCGCTGAGACCGTGTTAACTCCTACTAGTCCGGCATTAAACGCGATGGCTGATCCGTTGGATGCATCTCCAATGCCAGTGTTGCCAGCAGAGCCAAGTTGAATTCCTTTAACTATGAGTGCTCCACCCGCATCGATATACGAGAGTACCGTACCAACACTACTCTGCCACTCTTGGAGGTTGGCAGACTGGCTTGTGAATCCTTTAACAATCAATCCTTTGGTTGCCGCCGCCATAGTGTCAACCTGAAGCTGAGCACCTGGATTTCCCTCATTGATACCAACCTTGCCATCCCCCTTGAAGACGACCTTATCACCGCTGTTGTAGAACTGGAGATCGCCAGAACCCGAATAGATCGCCCAATCGGCAGCACCAGTGTCACGCCGACCAACGGAGAACTGTCCGCCCGTTCCTGAACACTGGAGGCTCTTTGCAATGAGTGCTCCATTTGCTCCGAAGGTGCCGATTGATGAACCTGTGCTATCCTGCCACTCTTGGATGTTCGCCGTTGCCGAAGCTGCCGCCTTGACAATCAGCCCCTTGGTTGAGGATGTCTTGGCCGTTACTTGAAGTTGAGCACCAGGCGATTGCTCGTTGACGCCGACACTACCATTCGGATCAATCCGCATCCTCTCGGTTTGAGAGGAGCCGCTTGAACGAGTGGAGAAGATTAAGTTACCGCTGTCAATGAAACTTGGGCCAGCTACGCATGTGATGCTTGCGACTGGATACTGAA